GCTGGGTTTCGCCGCGCCATATGGCACCCCTTGGCAGAGGACCCTGGTTCGCTCATGGCGGCCCGCTGGCGGCCTCATTAGGGGCCCCATAGGCACCCATAGCTACGTCACGAAGCCCCTGTCTGCGCCTTCCTATGGGCGAGCAATGCGCATCATGCGACCACGAGTGGCCCCGTGCGCCCTGTCTGGGCGACGTGCATCGCTTCATGGGCGGCGCCAATGCTATGCGCCACTATCGGGCGATGCGCCCTTGCCGATGGCCCGCATGGTGCTGCTGGCGATCTCATCCACTCGGTCGTGGGATAGGCGGCGGTGGGCGGCACAACGCCGTTGCGATGATCGAATGCGCATCGATCATCCGTTGGCCCGAGGATTGCGGGGATGCAGTACTCGCAGGAGCGGCATGGGCGCATGGGCGGGCCTCGATGTTATAGACCGTAGCGCGCCTTCACTGTGGCCTCGGCCTTGCGGTACGCCTCGATCTGTCTGCGCACCTGCTCCTGCCCTTCGGCTTGCAGGGCTGCCTCGTATGGGGCGCTGTAGAGCCGGAGCATCTCGGCCGGGTTCGGGCCGCGCACCGTCTCGACCTTCTTGCCGCCGTTGCTGCGGAGCCTGATGAATACCGGCTTCTTGCCCTTGATCTGGAACGTGCGCCGCCCGAGACGATTGGCGTCCCAGGATAGCCAGCTGGCACCAGCGGGCGTTGCGGTGCCGCCGTTGCGCGCCATTGCACCAGCACGTCCGAAGTTGGAGTACGACGCCTTGAAGTAGGCCTTCGTGATCGGGAGATTCTTGTCGCGGATGCGATACGTGGCCTCAAGGTTCCCGGCGCTGGCGTTGCGATAGCTGACGCCCCGCTTGAGCCGGGACACGCCCCGGACCATCTTGGTGTCGGTCTTGAGCTGGCGATGGGCCGCCGAGCCGAATTTGCGGATTGCCTTGTTGAGCCCCCAGGCGATGCGCTTGTCCATCGCCTCTTTGGGTAGGTCGGCCAACGCGTTAGCGAGGGGTTGCAGGTCCAGCTTCACGTCGATGGCGACATTGTACCCGGCCATGGTCCCGCTCCGATCTATTTATCTCCCTCGTCTGGAGGGCAGCACGGTCCTACGGAGGTCTCGCGCGGCGTGCTTGGCGACGACCGCCGCCCGCTTGATCGCCTGTTGGGCGGTGCGGGCACCTGCGAGGGCTTGCTTGCGCTTCGAGCATCCCGAGCACGACATCAACTTTTCTCCGGGTTACCCCGGCCTTCAGGCCGGGGCGGGATAGGAGTTCTCGCATCGAGCGCGGGCTTTACCCGCCGAGACTACGAGAAACTGTAGCCATCGCCACGAGCGATAGTGGTGCAGTGCTTCCAAGAAACATTCTGCACGACGCCCGTCGGCGTCTGTATGTTGAACGAACCGCTCGCGCGGATCGCAACGCGACCGACATGGCGACCGGAGTTCTTTCCGCGCGCAACATCGGCAACCACCATGTCACCGGTCTGAAAACCGAACGCTGACTTCCCCCGCATCAGATGCCCGCGCGGGAAGCCGTACTTATTTAGCCGTGTGCGTTGGTACGCGCCGCGCCCGGTGCATTTGATTCCAAGTGCTGGGGCCTGCCATCCTGCGAGCGCATCCGTCTCGCCGACGCAGGCTGCATCCAGGGCGTGCGTCTTGGGGATGCCAAGCCGCGAGCGGTTCCACTTTGTGCGGCCTCCAGACCCACAGCGCACCGCGAGTCCTGTTGCCTTGATCTCCTGGAACAACGCCCAGCGAGTCGAGTTGACGGCTGCTGCGTCCCGAAGCGGCGCCTTGGCCTGGATCTTGATGCGGGCCAACACCTTCGGCTGCTTGGCGAGAAATACTTCGACCGGTTGCGCGCCCTTCTTCTGATTGCACGAGACACATGCAACGCAGAGGTTGGACACGCGGTTCGATCCGCCACGAGCGCGAGGCTCAATGTGATCTATGTTGAGGGGCACGTCGGCGATGCCGCAGTACGCGCAGGCGCGACCCCACTTTGCGAGCAGGTATTCCCGGACCTCTGTTCCGGCGAGCGTCCCACGCTGATACTCGACGCCGGAGATCTCCGGGTTTTCCATAGCTTGCATGTCGAAACGCACAAGCTCTTGCGCGATGCCAGTGACGGGGCACCAGCGCCGCAAGCGCTCAACCCAAGACATCGTCGTTTCGACGCGGTGCCGCAGCGACGGCGCGAGCCAGCCCTTGGGCTTTGTCCTGTTATCGAACCGTGCCGGACGATAGCGCAGGTTCTTGCTGCGCCGACGACGACGAAATGCTGCGCGGGCCTTCAGCTTGTCGCGTATGGCCGCACCGCGATGGGCCAACTCGGCGAGCCAAAGCACCGTGTCTGGCTTGTTGCCGGCGCCGCCGCGAACAACGGCGATGCCAGTGACCTTGCTGCCCGGATCGAGCTTGATTTCAACCGGCTGCAATTCGCAGTCGTCCTGCGTCCGATCCTTGAGGATGATCGTAAACGGATAGCGCCGGAAGACCGCCGCCCTCTTTCTCGTCAACAAAAGCCGAGCCCGCTTTTCAGAGCACGGCATCAGAGGCCGCTTATCCGACCCGAGAACAAACACCGACATTGCGACCTCCTTTCTGTCTTTAGAGTTTGGCCTTGCGGCCCCAGTAAAGTTCCCCTCGACCTTGCAAAAGAGCGGCTATATTCCGAACCGTTTCGTGCCTGACCTGGCGTGTCTGCTTTCGGAATTTCCAGAGCCCGCCGCTGAGGAAGCACGGCGGGGTGGGTCTTTAACCTCTCTAAGTGCGGCTCCGGCTTGCGCCGGGGTCTGGTAACTATGGCCTCCCAGTCAGTCTCCCTCCTGGAAAGCCCCGGCCTTCAGGCCGGGGATCAGTTACGGCTTTGCCTCCAAAGCAAAACGGCGGCCCGCCTTGGGACCGCCGCTCTCGTCTGCAAGTATCCGCAGACAATTCTCGAATGTGACCAAAACATGCCGAAGCAACGTACCGTTGTCAACGCTATGTGTTTGAAACAAGTAACAAAAATGGCAAAGCAAGTATCCGCAAATACTGTCGTTTTACTGCTAGATGACGCGCGCACGACTGCTCGAGTGCTCCGAAGAACACGCGATGTCTATCTGATTCGCGTAGAAATACTTTGGGATCGTTTGATCTCGAGCCGATGGCAAGGTTTTCTATCTTCCCCGGGCCTGCGCGCAACTTTATTGCGCGATGTGGGCGTTTTATACTAGATGCTTGCTTTGCACAATCCGCAAAGAAAAAGGGCGGACACCGCTGCCCGCCCTGTTTCCGCGTCTTGATCTCGGCCTTTGCTGCTATCTGGGCCAGTCCTCAGGGCGCCATCCGGCCAAATACGCCTCAATGAGCCGCCGCTGGCAGCCTCTGATCGGCCTCTTCCCCGTCTCCAGGTCATACTGCTGCTGGCGCCTCTGGGTGCCCTCGTAGCCGAGCATCTCGGCCATCTGGTCCAGGGTGAGTTCCAGCGCTGCCCTGGCCCTCTTCATCTCGTTTGGCGTCATGGCTGTCTCCTCACGTGCGGGCTGCTCGACGATGCGCCCAATAATTCTGACTCTCGACACATCGGCGGTCTGCGGCTCTTTGACAAAATTGGGCGGAGGCACGCCGAAGAACGCGGCCAACTTGCGCAGCTCGATGATGTTCAGACGGTTCTTGCCGCACATCTTGTTGCTGAAACGCTGCTCCGACACACCGAGGTGATGAGCGACGTGCTTGTTCTTGAGTCCCATCCGCTTGATGTTCTGCCGGGTCCAGTCGATGGCTGCTTGGTCCAGATTGGATGGCCGGTAGTCCGCCCATTTCACACGCTTGCGCTTCCGTTTGGGCTCGTCCGTGTCAATTCCGTCCGTCATGGTGTCCTCCTCCTTGATCAGCGAAGCAGCTCGCCCACGTTGCTATTTCTCATCCGCAGGCGAAGATCGGCGCAGGCGTTGGCGCGGCCCATGCGGCGCGCGTTGCTTTCAAGTTGGGTTCTCATCCGCTCCATGCCGTTGGCGATGCCTGCCATGTTTGGCGCCGATGCCGGGAGGTTATCGAGAAAGGTTGAGACCTCACGGCTAAGTGGCATGCTGCAGAACTCAGAGGCTGCAATGAGCGAGCCCATCGCCTCGACGGCCTCCCGAAACGCCTTTTGGCTTTGCGCCTGGGCGGCTCCGATCCCGCCAATGAAGATTGCCGCTGCTGCGATTGATGATTTGATGCGTGCCATAGCCGTGTCCTCCTCGGTTTTTGCGCCCGGCTCCTCAGTTGAGGGCCGGGCCGTTGGTCGCGTCAGATATTGTGCCCGCGACGATCCAATTCCTTGCTGATCGCATCGTGCCACGATCTTGTCCTCATCCACATGGTGTCGTCGCCGATGCGGTCCGCCGTGATGGCGTCCGCCCTGCACAGCGCGCGCAGCCGGACAAGATCCGCCATGGCGAGAGTGTGCAGCGTCTGCTTGCTGACCTTGATGCGTTTCGTCGCCACTTGAGCCATCGTCGTGTCCTCCTAATTGGGCTGGGAAGGCGGCGCTGAGGCCGCCTCCGTTGAGATCAGGCTGCGATGAGCGGGCGTGGCTGCCATGCAGCGATCATGCGGCGCAGGTCCGCGAGGTAGGCGGCGGCCATGCCGATCTCCCGCGTCACGACGTTGGCGTGCTGGCGGTTGAGATGCGCGGCCATCTCGAGCGCGCTGGCCGATGGCATGCCGAGCTGGAAAGCCGAAGTGCGCATCGGGCGATCCCCGCAGGTGACGTAGAAGGGCCGCCCGTTGCCGTCGACCTCGATCTCGACCTTCGCGGCGCTCTTGATCGTCTTGCGGCCGACGTACTTGGTGATCTGCACCCATGCGCGCGCCTCGGTGGGCGGGGCGGTCAGGCAGCGCACCTGCGCCTCGAGCTGCGCGATGCGGGCCTCGGTCCAGCTGACCGCTTGCTTGGCGAGATCGCAGCTCTGTTCGAGCGGCAGGTGGCCCGATCCCCGGCATGTGCCGGAGAAAAAGCCGAGGGCTGTTGTGTATCCGTGGAGCGCGAGAACTCCGCGCGGGAGCTTCTGCTTGGAGCCGCAGACTTGGCAGGTGCCGGAATGCTTTGCTGCGTGTGCCATGTTCGTCGTCCTATCGGGTTGGCGCAATGCCGTTGGCGATGACTTAGCTATAGTGCGTCGCAATTCTGCGATCAACAGAAAATTGCAGATTCTGCAAAAAAGATGCCGGACACTTGGCCCGGCATCGCCTCACACAGCCCAGCGAATCAGCACTAGCGGGCCTATTCTCCAGACCGAGCGGACCAGATACGGCTCGCTCGGCACCATCCTGCTAATTCGCCAGCCGGGCACAACAAATGCCTCCCAGGCTCCTACCTTGAACGTCCAGCCCTGCTCATCGCCTGGGCTATCGACGCGATATCCGCTGCCAAGCTCCATGATCAGAACGGAATCTCGTCGTCGATCATCTTGGGCGCGGCCTTGGCCGGTGCTGCCTTGGCGGGCGCGCTGTAGCCGGACGGCGCTTGGTGATCGGGACGCGATCCGCCCGCCTCATCTGCCCGGCTCAGCATCTGGATCGAACCGTTGAATCCGCCCAGCGTGATCTCGGTCGAGTATTTCTCGGCGCCGCTCTGGTCCTGATATTTGCGGGTCCGCAGCTGGCCCTCGACGTAGAGCAGCATCCCCTTCTTGACGTACTGCTCGACCGTGCCGACGAGCGCGCCGGTGACGACGATGTTATGCCACTCGGATTTCTCCTTGCGCTCGCCCGTCCCCTTGTCCTTCCAGCTCTCGCTCGTCGCAAGCGAGAACGTCGCCATGCGATTGCCATCGTTGAACGACCGCACCGCTGGGTCTTTGCCGACCCTGCCGATCAACGTCACCTTGTTCAGACTGCCTGCCATTGTCGTCCCCCTCTTGCCCGATTGGGCCTCTCAAGAAATCTTCACCAGTTCGCTCGCCAGCGGCCGTTTGCGGGAGCCTTGGGTACCCTAGCGGCCGACCCCGCCTTGCCCGCCAGCGCGCAGCCCCAACGCGAGCAAACGGCATTCCACGGGCCAACTCGAACGCTACAGAACGCAGAACCCTTGAATTTGACCCGTGGCGGCCATTTCGATTGGCCCTAGCCATACCCACCACCACGCAACAAAACTCAGCCAGCGGCCAGCTACGGCCCGGCAATCGCTATTTCGCCATGTCCCCATCGTTCCAGCTCGTAATTCCGCGCGGCCTCGGCTTGGCTTGAGCCGCCAGCCGGTAGAACGCGGCCAGCTCGGCCAGGGCCACCCGGAAATGGGCCATGATCTGCCGCGAGCCGCAGCCCAGCGTGCCCTCGAGGGCGGACGGGAACATCTCACGCCCGATGATCGCCTCGGCCAGCCACGCCGCCACGTAGTGATCCCGCGCGAACGCGCCCCGCCTCTGCATCGCCGTCAGACGGGCGGCGCCGATATCCCGAGCCCTCACCGTCCGCGCGGCCCCTTTGCCGGTCCATCCGCGCTTCTGATCCTGGCGGGTCTGCTCGGTCGCGTGGAACCCGATGGCGTCGTAATTCATCACGCCGGACGACCGATCCATCGCCATGTCGTAGTCGAGCCTGTACATGCGGCAGACCGCCTGCTCGAGATCACTAAGCGTGCCCCGCTGCACGAGATATTCGACAGGGCTCAGGCGATGCGGCGCGACGATCTCGATGCCGCCGAGCTGATCCTCGATGCGCCGCAGGTCCCCAACGCCCAGCGCGCCGTCGAGCGCGATCTTTGCCATTGGCGTCATCTCGGCGTGGATTGATCGGGCCGCGATGTGCTCGACCAGGGACCGCGACACGTCCTCGACGTCGGGCTCGCGGTCCCATGCGGCTGTTTGTGCTTGCGTCACACGCAATCTCCGTTCCGTTGACGCTTGCACAATCTGCAATCTGTGAATCACAAAAAGGCCCCTTGCGCAAGGAATCACTACTCAGAACTCAACGATGTCGGAGACGAACGGAGGGACCGTAGGGCCTCTGTCAAACGGATCAGCTTGGCCGATGCCGTCCGGCATAGTGCCGTGGACCGCCGCCGCCTCATCTGGCGCAGCGGGCGCCGAGAAAAAATACTCGGCGTTGCGATTGTAGATCATATCCATCGTGCCGAGCCGCCCGGTGCCGTGCCACTTGACCTTGTCGATCTTGATCGACGTGCGCGATGTCAGGCGGTCCTTGCGATGAACGATCACGACATGGTCGGCCATGCCCTCCCAATGCCCGCCGCCGCTGATGTCGGCCATCGTCGGCTCGCGGGTCTCGCCCTTGGCCGGATTGTAAACGCCTCGGTTCGGATGGGTCACCACGAACAGCATGATGTTCCGCCGCCGCGCGAACGACTTGAGCGCGTTCAGCGCCTGCCGCTCGGCCCGGATCGGATCGCGCCCGCCGTCGAAATCGATCTTGTTCCAGGGGTCCACCACGAGCACGTCGTAGCCGTGCCTCATGAGTGCTTTGTCGGCCATCTCGAGCAGCCAGGGGATGGTCGGGAGCTCGCCATCCTCGCTCGCCGTGCGGTCCATGAACACGAATCCGTCGCGAATCCATTGATCAGCTGCGCGCCGATCCTCGTCGGACATCGTCACCTTCAGGTTCTGGAATCCGGCCTCGTGGCTCCGCTTGATGGATCGGACCCTCTTGGACCGGCCATGCCAGTACCGCCGCAGTCGGTCCCGGTAGAAGGGTTTCACGGGCTCCTCGAACGAGGCAACGCACGCCCGCATCCCCCGGCAGACGAGATCGCAGACGACGCCCGTCAGCCACGTGGATTTGCCGTGCGAACTGACGCCAGCCACGACAGTCATGCCGCCGCGAAACGGGCGGTACAGGTCGTCGAGGCCGGGCATCTCCATGCGGTATGCTTCGATCTCCGCCTCAGGGTAATCGTCGAGCGTGAATACACCGGCGAGCGGATAGGGACGCGCCCCGTCGAGGCAGGCGCGCACCGCGTCCGGCCCCAGCTTGACGCGCACCTCGTTGAGGTCTTTGCAGCCCTCGGGGTACTGGACGAACTTGCATCGGGCCTCGTCGAATAGCCCGGCCAGGACTTCGCGATACGCCACGCCCTTCTCGTCGCCATCGGTCGCCAGGATGATCGTCTGCCAGTGCTGCATCGCCTCCGCCCGGAATGGGTCAAGCCGTGCATCCGATGCGGACGTGGCAGCGCCCTTGGTCCCAGACACCGCCACGTAGCCCGCAGCGAGCGCCGTCAGGCAATCCAGCTCGCCCTCGGTGATCACCAGCGCCTCGCCAGCCTCGGCAACCGCCTTGTCTGCGATGGCTGCGCCGTTGAACAGCGCAGGCGCGTCACTGATCGTCTCTGTCGTCCATTTGCGAGACTTGTCGCCGCCCGGCAGCAAGAGCTTCCATGCGACGAGCTTTCCATCCGGCGTCTGCGACGGGAATCCGATTCGAGGCCCCCGCGTCTCGACGCCGATCCGATCCGCCACGTCGAGATCGATCCCCCGCTCCGTCTCCAGCCACGCCCGATGACCCTGCGCCAGCATCCAGTCGTCCCCCAAGTCTCGTGATTTGTTCTTTCGTCGCGTTTTCGTAAATCCGCGCCTTGCGCTCGCATCGATGGCACACGATGCCGACGTGATCCCCGTCGACGCAGATAGCCAGCGTGTGGGGCGTCTTGCGCGGCTGATGGCACCACGGGCAGTTGACCCTGGTCCATCGCCCACGGAGCCGGGCATCGATCCCTAACTCCGCGAGCATGGCCTCCCAGCCCATCAGGATTTCATCGGCCGTTCGTGGGGGAATCGCGGGATGAACGGGGCCTTGGTGTTGAGCAGCGCGTCCCGGCGATCATCAAGGCGTGCGCGCAAATCCTTGCACATCGTCTCGATGGGCTTGCTGCCGCCTCCGAATCTCCGGTCGCGCCAGTCGACGAGGATCGCAACGACGTGCTCGGTGATCTCGCTCATCGCGACGTGGCAGACCTTCGCGATGTGCTCGAGGTCGCTCAGCCGGAACGTCTTGGCGATGGTGCGCTCAACGCCGTTTCGGTCGTCGTAGACCAGAACCGCCTTGATGCAGTTCGACGTCACCGTGATGCCCTCTGCGGAGTCGCTGGTCGGGGGCTGCTGCTGCTGCTGCTCCTGCTTCGGCTCCTGCTTCGGCTCCGCCGCTGGCTGGGCGGTCCTCCCGAAGATCCTGTCAGTGTCGTTAAAGACGGGCGGGACCGGTGCGATGTCCATGTCGGCCTGGAGTATCGCCCAGTCCCGCTCCTTCTCCTCGTCGGTCAGCGGCCGGAACGGGATGTCGGGCATCAGGTTGTTGTAGTCGGGGTGATCCGGGTGATTGTTATCCCAAGGCAACGCCTCGCCCGCCTTGCCCCCGTGCGCGTGAGCGCGCGAGCTAGAGAAGCTAGCTAGAGAATCTTTTTTATTAAGAGAAGAAGTAGAGAATAGTATGTCCCCTGAACCCTCCTTCAGGGGTTGGGCGTTTACCCCTGAACCCTCCTTCAGGGGTTGGGTGCATGGAACCCCTGAACCCTCCTTCAGGGGTAAACCGCTTACCCCTGAACCCTCCTTCAGGGGTTGTTTCGAGGTAACCCCTGAACCCTCCTTCAGGGGTTCAGCCGTTTGGACCCCTGAACCCTCCTTCAGGGGTTGGATGTCCAATCGGCATCCAAAAGCGCTCGCAATGGTGTTGATGTCGGCGAAGGCCATGGCGGGCATGAGGCCCGTGCGGAGGCTCCGAGCGAAGTGCTTGCCCCGCGATGTGACGCAATAGCCGGACGCCTCAAGGCGCCGCCACGCATCGATGATGCTCTTTTCTGACCGACCAAGAAGCTCCCCGATAGCTTTGTTGGAAAGGCTGACACCGCCCCTGTTGTTGTCGCACGCAATGCTGACGATCACCGCCAGGGCTTGGTCGATGGGGTGGGATGGATTGGCTCGGGCTATCGCTATCGCCGCCATCGCAGCATGCCCGGCCAGAGCAGCCCGCCGCCAGGGCGTTTGACGGAAATCGAGATCGTCGCCAAACAGGCAGCCGTCGCGCTCGCCCTTGATGTACCGGGCAAGGTCATCTCGGATCGCATCGCGCTGCACAGCTATCGCCGCCGCCAGCTCCTCGCCGCGCTTGCCCCTGATGTCGCTGCGCAGCGCCCGCAGCTCATCGTATGACCGCCACGCGCGAGGCATGGTAGCGGCCATCGCCGACGCCTCGAGCGCTTCGACTTCGTGTTCGGATATGATGCGTGATTGACCGTCCATAATGGACCCCCGTTTTGAATGATGCGGGGCTTGACCTCGGACGACGCCGCGCGATAAGCTGCGCGCACCGTTTTGGCTTTCGTCCGACGTAGACCCCTTCTTGCTGCTTCACGATCCGGCCCCGCTCGCGCGAACGAGCGGGGTCTTTGCGTTTGGCGGCGGCGTCATGATAGGGGCATGTCGCGCTTGTTTGCAAGAACTGCAAAGACGTGCTTGCCAGTCGTTGCGAATACGGTCATTCCAACGGTGCAGCCCAAGAGGTCGCACCTCCCAACTCTCGCCCCGGCGCACCAACGTCGGGGCTTTTTTGTTGAAAATCACATGCTTCAGGGCATGAAAAAGCCGCCCCGGCATCACCGAGGCGGCATCGATTAATTGCAACTTATGCAACGCGGTTTGCTTTGGCCCGCTCGATCATGGCGGCCACCTCGGCCGCGCTGGCACGCCGGATGCCACCTTTCAGCCCGCCAGCCACCGGCATGTCGGCGGCGGGCTCAGGAAAAGACGGGCGCTGCCTGGGGACGATCCGATGCACCGCCACAGGATCGGGCTCAGGTGCAGGCGTCGTCGGCGGCGCCGTGGCTGGTTCCGCCATCGCGGGCGGCGCCTGGGGTACGGATGCAACTGGTGGCGGTTGCGGTGCCCGACGCACAGGCTCAGGCACAGAGGCAACAGCCGGGTTTTGGACAGGCGGCATCGGCCGACGCGGAATAGGCGGCGGGACGCCCTGACGGATCGACACGACGGCCTCCTCTGGCGCCGGATCGACGCGGAACGTCGGCGCCCTCGGCGTCACGGCCAGGACCGTGCTCGCCTTGTCCGGCATCAACATCGCCAGCGCCACGGGCAGGCCCAGCGCGCTCCCGATCTCGATCAGCGCGACAGAGAGCGCGATCAGACCCAGCAGGATCGTGCGCTCATCAACGCCCACGAACGCGCGGATCGTCTCGACGAGCGGGTCCCCGTACTCCCGGCCATGATCTCGGATTTCCTGCCGGGCCGCCGCAATCCTGGCGTCCTCGGCCTTGGCGGTCTGGGCGGCTGCCAGCTCGACGGACAGCTCGCCGTAGCGCCTGCACAGCGTCTCACGGCGTCCTGCTGTGATGTACTGACGGCAGCCGTTCGTCGCGGCCCAGCTCGGGTCCAGGCGCAACGCCGCGATCTCAGCCTCGACCACCGGCAACGGCTTGTTGGTCGGCAGCCATCCGCGATCCTTCTGCCGCTCGATCAGCATCTGACGATCCGCAGCGGTGTTGTCCCGAGCCGCCGTCGCAATGTAGAACGAGTGGAACCGCTCGCCAGCTACGAACCCGGTCGCCGACATAAGCGAGAATACAATGGAGACCGAGCCGAGCGCGGCGATTGATGCCGCCCCGACCCAGCGGCGCCGGGCGATCATGAAAAAGAGAACCGCGACAGCCACGCTCTTGAACAGGTCGGACGCTATCGAGGCGCCGGACAGGATCACCTTGTCGAGCTCCGACTGACCGAACGAGCGGGCGAACTTGACGTTGGCGGCAATGGATACCGCCATCAGGCAAAGGGCGGCGAGCAGCGCGCCCACGCCCAGGATGATGCGTGTGGTCCGTGACATGGCCTACGCGGCCCTCCGTAGTAAGGGGTCAAATCTCATGTACTCCTTGGGGGACAGGACCGCGCAGCCGTAGAACCAGAGCCCGATAGCATCGGCCTCGTTGTCGTCTTTCGGCTGCCAGCCATACTCGCGACACTTGATGATCGGCGGATAGGGCTTCGTGGATTTCCCGAAGCCGCCACGCCCGCAGAAGAACTTCTTCCAGGTACCCGCATCGACAGAACGCACGGGCACTTTGCGATGATGCGCGACACGCTCAGCCGTGCCCGCCAGATTGTAGAGCTTCATGAGGGTGTCCTTGCGGATCGACCCCATTGGCATGATCGGCTCCTCGTAGACGATCTGCTCCACGTCATGCTCAATGCAGAGCCGATTGAGCCATTGGGCGAAGTCGTTGAGGTATGGCCCGAGCTCGACGCCGGTCTTGGGGAGGGAGAGAACGCCGGAGACGGGGTCGCCCGCCTCCGTCGTCCCGAAGGCCCAGCCGGTCTTGGTGGCGAGATCAAGCGACAGCAGACGCGCCATCGATCTCTCTCGTCCGCTTGGCAATCTGATTGAGCATGCGCAGCGCTTCAGCCAAGTCGGCGTTGTCTTCCGGCCGCCCTTGCCACTTCGCGACGATGGTCTCGATGTCCGGCTTCAGCGCCAAGAGCGCCTTGAGCCGTCCACGCATCGCGTTCAGCTTGTGGTTGCCGACGCGCTTCGTGGGCGGGGCGCGACGATTGTCACGCCGCGCCTCCTCGATGGGGATATCCCCTCGCGTCACGTCAAGCGCACGCGCCACGGATATCTCGCCCCGCGTCATCATATCGATGACCTCGGCGCTGGCATTGCGCTCGACGACCAGCGCCCGCTCGAGCAGCTTCGGGTTGACGCTCATGGTCGATGCCGCGTCGGCCCTAGGCATCGTGCCGCCCTTGACCAGCTTGGCCGCGATGACGACCCGTTGCTGATCCGTCAGGTGGCGCCGCTGCAAGTTCGTGGCCGCGACGTAGGACATCCATTTGTCTGGATCGGTCCACGACATGACGTCAAACTCGGGCTCGACGCCTGCCGCCAAGCAGGCGCGGTAGCGGTTGCGGCCGTCCAGTATCTTGCCGTCGCAGAGCATGATCGGATTGATCAGCCCGTTGTCCCGGATCGACTGGACGAGATCGTCGAACTCCTTGCCCTCGAGGAGGGGGAAAAGATTGGCGAGCGGGTGAAATTCAAGCATCACGCCATCTCCTCTGCCATATCAACGAGATCGGGCACGAGCTTGGCGGTACCCGGCTGCAATACGTTGATGCCCTCGAGGACCGCGACGAGCGTCTGGACGATGTCATGAGCCTCGCGGATATCGGCGCGGCGGATGACAATGCCCATCGCCACGCCCTTCATGTTGTAGCCCCGCTCGGCCTTGAGCCGGGACTTTTCCGCCTTGATCGGGGCGGTCCCCTCCTTGGCCTGATCGATCATGTCAATCAGGCGATCCACATCGTCGGCGGCGGATACCGGGTCAAATCCGACGAAGTTCGCCATTGAGTCAGCCGTCACCGGCTCTTGTTCTTTACGTAGTTTTTTTGCCACTGTTCCCCCTGAGGATGTTAGACAGACGCCGCCAATTGCTCGACCGTGACTCGTCCTCGCTTGGATATTCTGGAAGTCGCGGTCGCAATGCTGATCGCGTCACGAACGTCCAGCGTGCGAGCTTTCTGGAGCTCGATCCGCAGGAGCGTCCACTTGCTGACGCCGGTCATGGCGGCAAGATCAATTAGCGTGATGTCGTTCTTCACACGCCACGCGCGAAGCGGGTGCATAAGCGTACTCCTGTTGCAAACAACGCAACGAGTACACTTGCACGAACTGCAATTATGGGCAACAAAATGGCTCCTCGACGGACGAAAGCGACAGGAACGAAGCCGGGATCTAAGTTGCGGGAAATGCGCGAGAGCCTGGGGCTCACGCAGGAGCAGGCGGGCAAGTACATCGGCCTGTCAGTCTTTACGTACAATCGACGCGAGCTAACCCGTAGCTTTCGCATCAAAGAATTAACCGGGCTGGCTACCCTGTTTGGCGTCCCAATCGAGGAACTTATACGAGCCCAGCAGGGCGGGAGTGATGACAGTCGGACGACCCCGGCGCTTGGAGCCACGGTCCGAGTCGTGGGGGTCTACAAACCGAAGCGGGGAATGATGCAAGCCGCCGAACGTGAGCTGGTGTCAAATTACGCACCAACGACAGAAGTCTCTGAATCTGCCTATGCAATCGAGGTGGAAGACGACGCAATGGTCGATGCTTCGAACCCGCGTCGATCCATATTCGCCCAAGATTGGTGCGTGATCGAACCGACCAGGGCACCGACCGCCAGGGACATCGTGCTGGCGGAGGACCCGATGACGGGCGACGAGGTGCTCCGGCAGTACATCCCGCTGCACCCATCAAACGAGCGGGCGCCGGGCTACATCCTGCGGGCCGTTGCCCCAGGCTACGACGAAATCTACGTCGCGGGGACCAGCACAGAGGCCATCCTCGGCGTGGTGATCGAAAAGAGAACACTTCTTAAGTAATGTTTCGTTCCTGCAATTTATGCGTTGATGCAAGTTGCAGGAAATGCAATCTTCTCCCCATCGCTCTGGGGGATACACAGCGATTCGCACAACGGCTTGAGGCTCGCATCTAGCGGTCTCAAGCCATCCAACCATCCCCTCGAGCGCGCCAAGCAGGGGATGTTCAATGCTAACCGAACAGCATCGGGTCGCATCTTATTTGCGACAACGGCCGGGCTATGTCCCGGAGATTGCAAGCGCCCTCAGTCTGCCACCTGAGATCGTTTACGCGGCCGTCAGACGGCTGTGCGAGCTCGGGATCGCAAAGGGCGTGATCGAGAGCGAGACCAGCGTCCGCTACGAACTGCGCCAGCCCGAAAAGCACAGCGACGACGCCGTTGCCAAGGCCGAGCGCGAGTGCAGCGATCTGGCAAAGCCCGGCGCCGTCAAACCCCTCGTGCCTGTGGAGGGGTTCTATGAACGTAGCTAATGCGCGCGCCGTGATCGGCGGCAATGCCCCACCAGCCTCCGAAGTCCTCGACGAGCGCTCGCGCACGCTCCAGGCGCGCGGATCGCAATGGGTGACGACGGTCCAACAGATTGAGACCCAGGCTCAGGCCGACGAGGCGGCGCTGCTGATCGAAGAGCTTTTCAAGCTCGAGAAGGAGATCGATGCGGCCCGCAAGGCCGAGGCAGACCCCGTCCACAAGGAATGGAAGGCGATCAATGCACGCTGGAAGAGGCTGGCCGAGCGAGCATCTGATACGGGCGCTGCTGTCAACCGTCTGCTCCAGCCCTACCTGTCCGAGATGCGCCGACGGCAACAACAGCAGGCCGAAGAGGCCCGCCGCAAAGCCGAAGAGGCGGCGCGCGAGGCCGAGCAGACGGCCGAGGCTGCCTACGAAGCATATGCGGACGCCCAAGAGAGGGGCGCGGCTGGACCTGAAGCAAACGTCCTCGCGGCCCTCGAGGACGCCAAAGCGGCACAAGCGGCGGCGCAGCAGGCTGATCGGGATGCCGAAGCTGCCGCGAACGCCAGGGCTGCAGCAGGCGGCTTGCCTGATGAGGATGGCAATCGGCGGAAGGTGAGGCTCCAGACGACGAAAAAGGTCGTCATGGACGTGCCAGCCAATTTCCCGCCGAAGGTCCAGGCGGTCGCTCTCAGCAAGATGGTGCCCTGGATCGTCGATCAGCTCGGCGTCAATGGCCTCGACGCGCTCAAGAACGAGATCGGGCGCCTCGTCAATCTGGCCCACTCCAAGACCGGCGAGGTCGCACCGGGCTGCAAGGTCGTCGAGATCGAAAGGATCGTCAGATGAGCAAGGCGCTCGTGACATTCGCGGGCTTCGAGTCGGAGCTTGCACAGCGGCAGGACGAGATATCGTCAATCCTGCCGCCGCACATATCCATCGACAGATTCCGCAACACCGCGATCATCGCATGCAAGCAGGAGCCGCGCCTGCTGACGGTCGAACGCCGGTCGCTGCATCAGGCGATCACGGAGGCAGCCGAGGACGGGCTGCATCCCGATGGACGCGAGGGCGCCATCGTTATCTTCGGCAACGAGGCGCAATGGACGCCGATGCTCTACGGCCTGCGCAAGCGGGCGATGGAGCTTGCCGGGATGATCCTCTCCGCCGAGGTCGTCCACGAGGGCGACCACTTCGTCTGGCATCAGGGCGATGATCCACGCCTCGAGCATGTCCCGGCGAAGCTCGGCACGGATCGCGGCCAGATGATCGGGGCTTACGCCATCTTCCGCAAGGACGGCGCGATCATCCATCGCGAGGTGATGGACAGGACTCAGATAGAGGCGGTCCGCAACACGAACCGGAAATGGTCCTCGTCGATTATGTGGACCAAGTTCGCCGGAGAGGCGTGGCGCAAGACGGTCGTTCGCCGCGCGGTGAAGACGGTCCCATGCGTTCCCGAGCTCGAGCGGATCATAGAGCGCGAGGACCGGCAGTTCGCATTCGCCCCCGCGAGATCGAAGCCCGAGCGGAAGGAGGCCGCGGTCCCGCCGCACGATTCGGACGGCGTGATCATCGACGTAGAGGATATCGCCGACGACGGCTCGGAGATGATCATCGAGCAGCCCAGCGCGAAGCCGGTCAAGAAGCCCAGCGCGCCCGCCTCGCCGCTCGAACGACTGTCGGCAGCATGCAAGGCCGCGACATCAATCACCGAGATCAACGCCGCATGGGCTGACCACGAGAAGGAGATCGCGCCAGCGGATCACGACAAGGCGGTCGCCATATTCGAGGTCGCGTTCGAGCGGGTCGTCGGGGGCCGCAATGGCTGAAGAGATCGTTGTGCGCAGCCAGCAGGGCGTCCTCGTGCCGGTCGACGACGAGGGCGAGAGCGCCATCATCAATCTCGACGGCAAAGAGGTGATGGCCCGGCTCTGGCTGGCCCGCAGCCTCAAGCACAACCGGTGGGCGCACAAGCTCTTCGCCCTCGTCGCCGATAACCACCCGTTCTTGCAGACGCCCCAGGCGGTCAAGACGGACATCAAGCTGCGGCTCGGCATGTTCGATCCGGTGATCACGGCAAGCGGCAAGCTCGTCTACGTCATGCACTCAACGTCGTTCGCCGCGATGGATCAGCAGGAGTTCCAGACGTTTATCGAGGGAGCGGAGCGGGTCATCTGCAAGGACCTGCTGCCAGGGATCACGAGCGATGAAATCGCAATGGAGATCATGAGGTTTTTGCGATGACGAAGCGACAAATGCGCAGGCCCGCGATGAGGGACTACACCGACGAGGAGCGCACCGCGCTCTGGAAATCGATCCAACGGACAATCGAGGGCCATCGCCACGACGAGGTCATCCGCGCCCTGATCTTGCTCGCGTGTTTCCACAGTTTCGCGCCGCACCGCACCGTCCAGGACGTCGAGTTCCACATCCACAACAAGGTCGACGACGCGATCCGGAAGATGTCGGCGCCATCCCATGCTCTCATCCACTAAGAACCCGCGCGCCCGTGATCGGGCGTACCTCACCGCACTGCACGAGATGGTCTGCGTGACGTGCGGCAGCAGCCAGAACATCGAAGCGGCGCACATCCGCGTGACCCGCATCGATTGGACTAAGGCGACAGGCATCCGCACAGGAGCCGGAGGCGCCGAGAAGCCGAGTGACGCCTGGGCGGTGCCGCTCTGCTCCTCATGCCATCGCGAAGGCCCCGATGCCGAGCACCGGGTCGGGACCATCGCCTTCTGGAAATCGCGCGGGCTCGATCCGCACGAAATCGCAAGTGAGTTGTATCGAGCGTTCCTGCGTGGGGGAGCACGGGCGATGGCATCGTCAATGCTCAGGATCAGGACTTTCGGGACAAGGGGCAAGCCGTGAAGGCGCTCAACTCAATCATCGCATGGGTCGTCATGCTGGCGACAGTGAGCTTCATCGCGACGTTGATCGGCACGGGCGGGGCGATCCTGGCGCACATCGGGGGCGGGCAATGACGAAGCAGCAGCGGCGTATGCTCTCGATCATCGACGAGCGGATCAGGGCGGATGGCGTGTCGCCGTCGTTCGAGGAGCTGCGCCAGGGCATGGGTCTGGCGAGCAAGTCTGCGGTGCATCGCATTCTCGGCGCCCTCGAGCGCGAGGGTCACATCTCTCGCAGCAAGTACTTTGCGCGAGCGATCCGCATCAACCACCAGTCCTGCCCGCATTGCGGCGGCGCGATCTAGGGGGCGCCATGTCGGGCATCAAGATCACCAACACCCCATCGCACGGTGACGTCGAGAACTGGATCGCCGCCTCGGCGGTCAAGGTCGGGGATCGCGTCAAGATTCCCAGCAGGTCGGCTAACCCGATGCGCGGGAAGCAAGGAGTCGTAGTCAGAGTTGCACGTGGCGTTGTCAGCGTTGTGTTCCCGGAGTCGGACAAAATCGAACGCTTTCAAGCCCGGAGCATCATCCGTGTCGACCAATAGAGATACCGTCAAAGAGGTTCTGCGCTCGGCCTTCGAGCGCATCAAGCGATGCCGATCCAAGGCCATCGCGGCCGCCATCGTGACGCGCACCGCCGAGCAGCCAGGGGACGTATTCGATCCATCCTACCTGCGCAGCATCGGACCGGCAGATGCCGACAAGGCGGGCGAATGGTCGGCGGAGATCGCAGCGTTGCGCGCCGAGCGGGCGGTGATCGCCCAGCGCATCGCGGCGCTGCAGCACGCAATCGACAGGACAGCACGGGCATGAGCTGGGGAGAGCACATCATGAGCCTTGCAGCCCACGTCGCGAGCAAGTCGAAGGACAGCACGAAGGTCGGCGCCGTCCTTGTGGGCGATGGCAACGTCGTGATCCTGACGGCCTACAACGGCCCGCCTCGCGGCGTTGCGGACACCCCGGACAGGTTCGAGCGTCCGGCGAAGTATCTCTTCGCCAGCCATGCGGAGGCGAACCTGATTGCCTTCGCGGCTCGCGAGGGCGTCAGGACGGCAGGCAAGGCCGTCTACTGCACGCACCACCCGTGCTCGTCATGCGCCCGCACGATGATCCAGGCGGGCATCGCTCGCATCCATGTCGGCAACGGCACCACGCGCATGCCGCCAGAGGAGTTCGACGCGGCTCGGCTCATGTTCGGCGAGGCAGGCGTCCCGGTCGTCTTGCATGAGCCGGACGTGCGGATCGTCGAGGACGGATAACAAGCAGCAGCGAACGAGACGGCTCGGCCTGCCTGTCCCTTGAAACCCTCCCCGGAGGTGCCGAGCCCCACCGAACGACCGGCCTAGGACCACCTGAAACCCTGGATCGGTGTGCCGGTCGCCACCACCAACAGAAAGCTCGGCCTGCGGGCATATGAAACCCTTCGAAACTGTGCCGAGCCCCACCGAACGACCGGCCTGTACTTGCTTGAAACCCTACACCGAGCTGCCGGTCGCCCTTCTTGAACCAACGAGGAAATCAACATGAAACCGACCACGAACCCGTCCGAAGTCCTGTCGAGCCTCATCGCGAAGCATCTGGCGATCCAGCCACAAGAGGACGCGGCCATCGCGTCTCGTGTTGCAGCGGAGATGATCGGCGACGTGACCCTAACCCGGTGGGCGCTCGAGGCATTCGTCATGGAGCGGCTGAACCGCATCGAACGGGATCATCGCCGTGATGCAATCGTGGCTGCCCGTGACGGCATGACAGCAGCGCCACGCGAGATCGCTCGGCGTCGACAAGAGGCGATACTGCGCGGCCAGATGGAGGCCACGCGAGGGCGTGTTGCGGAGCGGGCCAAGATTCTCCGCGAATACGGCCCGTACTTGATGATGGCATTCGACGGTGCCCCGCTCTACGGCATGACGCGCGACCAAGTCCTCGACATTGCCAGCCGCCGCGAGACCGTTGGGCGCACCTACCAGCAGCAGGCCGGGTATCTGCGGGACATCGCGATCAGGCTCGGCAGCGATCAGACCGTTGCCGATGCTTGGACCGAGGCCGATCTGGCGCGGCTGTACGTGAGGAAATTCCAAGGCGGGGAAGCGCCATTGCTTCAGGCTGCGGAGTAGCAGAACCGGGCGGCCCGGAACATCGTGAAAACCTGAATGCGTCTGCCGCCCGTCCTCAAAGCTCGGCCTGCCCGCACGTGAAACACTCTATCGCGGTGCCGAGCCCCACCAAACGACCGGCCTGTACCAGTATGAAACCCTTTATCGTCTTGCCGGTCGCCACCACCAAAAGAAAGCTCGGCCTGGACCAACGTGAAACCCTAACCGTCGCTGCCGAGCCCCACCAAACGACCGGCCTGATGCCACTTGAAACCCTGAGATGCCGTGCCGGTCGCCCTTCTCCAACAAGGAACCCAAATGGACCACATCAACGCCACCATCACAGCGATGGCCGACCTTGCCCGTGAGCGTAACATTCTGATCAAGCACACAACGGCCAGCTCGAACAGGATCACAGCCGTGTGTCGCGGCTTCATCCTGAACGAGAATCCCGCGCTCGCAGCCGCATCGGTCATCACGCAGGACATGACCGACAAGCAAAAAGCCAAAGCCATGAAGGTCCGCGAGAAGATCAAGACGATGGCGCTGGCAATGGCCGAGCGGATCAAGAAGGGCAGCAAGGAAGGCGGAGACGGGCACGCTCGGGCCGCCATCGACATCATCGCGCGCAACATCAACGACGTTGCCAAGAAACGCGAGCGGATCGACGCGGACATAGGACGGCTCGCGAAGACGTTGCCAATTGCGCCGTGGGTCGACACCGTGACGGGATTCTCCCACACGCAGGCGGGTCTGATCCTGGCCGAAACTGGCAACCTCTCGAATTACGCCACGCCGTCGCGCGTCTGGAAGCGCATGGGGCTCGCGGTGCTCAACGGTGCTGCGCAACGGCGTATCAAGGGTGACGATGCGATCCCCCAAGGCTACGTCCCGCGCCGCCGCGCCGTGATGTACATGATCGAGGACACCGTCCTGCGGCTATCGATCACCGGGGAAAAGGAAGACCAGCCGCGCGCGTCCATCAATGAGTTTGGCGACATCTACATGCGCGAGAGGGCCAAGCGTGAGGCGCGCATCGCTGCTGGCGAGAAGCTCTGGAAGGGCGCCCACTATCAAGCGCGCCGCATCATGGGCAAGGAATTGCTTCGGCAGATGTGGGTGGAGTGGCGCCGCCGCGTCGACATGATCGACGACATTGAGCAGCAGGACCCCTGGGCGGACGTGCGCTTCATGCAGCGCGAGACGGCGGTCAGGCATCAGGAGGTCGCGGCTTAAAGCTGCGTCGGGGGATATCATGGAAGACAGAAAGACGTTCCAGCAGGCCTGCGAAGAAATCGTCGTCGCCATGCAAACCGCAAACATGGATAGCGCGCACGGCCTCGTGCTCAAGAGCCACCACGACTATTGGTGGCGGAAGACGTTGTCGGCCATGCAGGAACTTGAGGCGGAGAAGGCATTCTGGCTATCGGGCGAGGGCAGGAAATTCGCGCTCGGCCAGCGCGTCCGCAAGACGAAGGGCTCGTCCTGGCATGGCCGCGTCGTCGGCGTCTATTCGACGGAACTGACGCCAGTCGGCTATGCGGTCGAGAGCGAGCGCGAACCTGGGTCGGTGCAGATATATCCAGAAGCAGCGCTGGAGGCGGTCGATGCGCGTTGATCTGGAGCCCAGCCTTGAGGAGCGCGCCGCCAATTGGCTCGCCGATCTAGCAATCGCAACTGTTGCAAAGGCGGAGCGCGATGCGTGCGCGGCCATCGCTGACGATGCGGCGGCCTTCCTTTCTGATCGCGGCGAGCACGCCTTGGCGGTCGTCGCCAAGGGCATTGCCGAGCAAATCAGAAAGCGCGCGAAGTAGGTTCCAGCCCCTGCAACGGGGCTGGCTTCTGGGGCCGTAGGGCGCATCTGGCGGCCCCTGCCCGGCGGGCGTCATGCGCGGCGACCCGCCGGGCCAACTCAAGCGCAAAAGGAGAGAGACTTGCGGAAGGTAGACATCGTGTTCAAGGAACCAACCGACGAGGAACTGCGGGCATCCGCGCTCCAATGGCAGAGCATCATGGAGCCGCTTCTGATCGACAAGTGGTCGCCCGGCCTGCTCGCGCTATCTGCCCCGACCACGTTCCTGGAGTTCCCCATGGAACTCGCCCGCGAGTGGTGGCAGGAGGAGGAGACCGGCTGGTCGGATACCGCCGAACGGTTCGCATCAGAGATTGATCGCGCGTGCGGCTGGGATCTCAAATTCTTCCGCCTCAACAGCAGGTCTCCAAAGGACTGGATGTGGCCGCTGAAGGCGCTGGTCTCGTGCTCGGGACGCACGATGTTGTGGGTGATGCGCGGCAGCGAGCGGATGCTGGACGACCTCACGCGGTTCGCGCGCGCCGACGTAAAGCCGGTGCTTTGCCTCAGAGACGTGCTCTACGGGTGCACGCCGAGTTGGGAACTGCGCGTGTTCGTAAAGAACGGCGTGGTCAAGGCAGTCGCGGAGTACGGGCACGGGCCCACGCTTCGGTTCCCGCGCGAGAGCGACGAAGAATTGCGAACCAATGCCGAGCGCTACGTCCTCGACGTCGTCGGGCCGCACCTGCCGCGAGACACGGTCGTCGTCGACCTGTTCTGCGAGTTGCAGAAGTTTACGCTCATCGAGATCAACCCTTACGGCCTTTCGGACCCGGTCGGCGCCGTCAGCTACGAGGCCATCGAGGCGGGCATACCCGGTATCGCGCGGCATTCCGCTCGCAACAAGCAGGAGGCGGCGCGTGTCTAGCCTCACGAAGCGAACGCGCTGGCCGGGAACGGCTCAGAGACAAAGGAGACCGGAAATGGATAAGGACGGGCTGTGCAGAGCCATCGACGCACTCGACAACGTGACCGCGAGCCTTGTCAACCTCACGTCGCTATCTGACCGAGTGCACGTCGAGGCGTTACGAGAGGTGCTGCCAGGGATCATCGCCGCGCTGAAACAGCATTCGGGCTACGAGGCGTATGTCGGCGACATCGCTGCCAAGGAATCAATCTGATGCCAGCACGCAAGATCAAGGACGACGACGGCGTCGTCGTCACGCCGGGATGCAGGATTGCGTTCTCGTACAGCATCCCGCCCGTGCCCGTCGAGGCCGAGGTCATCGAGCGCGACGGCAAGATAATAGCGCTGACGCCCGGGCACAATCCGCCCGAGTGTCCGGTGGCGAAGTTGCAAGAGTACGTCTGGAGCTTCTGGGTTGTGGAGCAGGAAGCCGAAGATGCACTTTAGAGCAGATAACTGGGAGCAGCACGAGGTGCTTTGCTTCCGAGGCGCATCGGCCCAGATCGTGTCCGTGTGGGTCTTCGCGCGAAGCTGGCGCGAGGCGTGCGAAACGGTCCGGCGCGCGGGATGGACGCCTGCGTAAATCGAAATAGGAGGCAGCGTTGGCAACTATTGTAAAGCGTGGCGGCACCTATCACGCGCGGCACATATATAGAGTGAATGGCGTCCGCAAAGAGAAGACCAAGAGCCTCGGCACGGGGGATGCCCGTGTCGCCTACCAGCGCCTCGCCGAATGGGAGCGCGAGCTGCAAGCCAGCGAGTTCGGCGAGGTGTATCGCATCCTGATCTCCGACGCGATCATAAGGTGGCAGCAGGAGACATGGTCGGCGCTGCGGCCCAACACCATCGCGCGATACGAGACGAGCATCGCCCACATCCGCAAGCACTTCGGCGCCAAGCGGGTCGCATCGATCACGACAAGCGATCTCGCCTCCTTCGAGGCCGTGCGCCGCCGCGCACCCGGCAGGTTCAAGTCGGACGGCAAGGGCAACGCGGTGTACGCCGCCAAGGACAACGGCAAGAAGCTCGGCCCCCGTGTCGCTTGGGCGCCCGTCAGCGATACGACGATCCGGCGCGACTTCGCCTGCCTGTCCTCGCTCCTGACGTTCTGCGTCTCCCATCGATGGGCCGACGAGAACATCGTCGCGGGCTACCTCAAGTCCCGCAAGCAGGCGCTGGGGCGAGCCCAGGCGCGGACGCGATATCTGACGCACGAGGAGGAGGCCCGGCTGATCGCTGCCGCATGGCGCCGCAGTCAAGCGAGCGAGTTCGAGCGGCGGATGCTCCCGGCAGCGATCCAATTCGCCATCGCCACGGGGCTGCGCATATCCGAGATGATGGCCCTGACGTGGCAGGATGTGCAAAGGGGCTCACGGCCCCGAATTGCAGTTCGGGAAGGCAAGGGCGGGAAGGCCCGGATCGTCCCGTTGCAGCCATGTGCTATTTCCACACTCGACGAGATGCCCGTAGCCCACGGTGGTGGTCTGGTGTTTGCCCACGAGGACGGACGCCCGCGCGGCAATTTCGACGCCGCGTTCGCATCGGCGTGCAAGCGGGCCGGGCTGCCCGACGTGACGTGGCACGATCTTCGCCGGACGTGCGGGTGCCGTCTGCTGCAAGACCTTGAGATGAGCATGGTGCAGGTGAGGGATTGGTTGGGTCACAGCTCGGTCGCAGTGACGGAACGGCACTATGCGTTCCTCAAGCTCGATGACCTCTTCGAGGCGCTCGAGCGTCATGCGCGAATCGATGCTCGTCCGAAGGCGGACGTTGTGCCGCTCCGTGGACGTCGCTGACGCATGGGGTGTGGCGATTCCACACCCGCGAGGCACGATCTCTGCGTGCCCGACGAAATAAATTATTGAAAGACAACGGATTACAGAGACGGCGGCGGGCGATTTAATTCCTCATAATCCTTAGGTCGGCGGTTCAAGTCCGCCTCCCGCTACCAACAAAATCAAGGGGTTAGCTGCCATCCAGCTAGCCCCTTTTGCTTTTTCGGACCACCACACCGCCTGCAAACACCGGCTGCCAGGGTGGTTCGATTGGTGTAGCAGTGATTGCAGATGTTGCGACTCTGGCGTTGCCCCTAAATTGCAAATAGTGCAATCTAACCCCCGACCATTGCAGCCACGGGGGAACCGCCAATGCACGACGCCTATCGCCGAGCAAGCCTGCTCAGTCTCCTTGACCCGGACGATCACCCGCTCGTCACCGTCTCGCCGCCCGATCTCCTGGGCAGTCTGCCGGACGAGGCCGGACGCGCCGCCCTGAACGCTTGGTACATCGGCCACTACGCCAGCCTCCTCCCGGAGGACGACGACAGGCGGGCCAGCGCCATGCGCGCCGTCGCGGGCGAGCACCGCATCATCAGCCAGATTGCCGAGCTGATGGCCTATCGCATGCGTGCCAACGCTGCCGTCGCAGCCAACCTGGGGTGAGCAGCATGTCTTGGAGACCCAGGGAGATCGACACTCAGCCGATCACGACGCAGGAAGTGCTCGCCGAGCTGTCGCGTGAGATGAACATGCGCGTGAAAGTCTACACGGCCCGGATCGATAGCGGGCAGATGTCAGCGGACCGAGCCGTTGCGCAGTTTGGGCCGCTCTTCCGCGCCTACAAGGACTACAACGCCATCGCCAAGGCGGACACGTCTGTGGAGACGCTGCTGAAGCTGCGCGAGCGTCTGGATGCGCGAGGCGGCCTGCATCGCGTCAAGCTGGCGCTGGACGTGCTGGATGCCGCCGAGAAGAACCCGCAAGCGTTCGCTGCGGCCCTGGGCGGCGAGGCGGCCAAGATGCTCATGGAAGCATTTCCTGACGCCAAGATAGTGATCAATGACAGCGACGATCTGGTGGATGCGGCATGAGCGAGCAACTGAAACTCGCGCTCGGCGCCAAGCGAGACGCGATGCGCAAGGTGCTCGATAGCGCGGGCGTGGACTGGCAGACGCTCGCCCGGCTGGTCGTGCGCACGATGCGCGGCCAGGAGGTGACCGGCGAGGACATCCGCCTGCGTTGCGCCGAGCTTGGCATCAATCCGCCCCATCACAACGCATGGGGCGCGTTGATCAATCAATTGCAGCACCCCCGCGACGGGACGCGGCCATACCTGATCGCGACGGACCGGTTTGTCCCCATGCGGGGACCGAAGTCCAACGCACGCGTGACGCGGGTCTACGTCGTTCCGAGGGATCTGTGATCAATGTTGCCCGCGCGCAAACCCTGCCCTTCAGGGCGGGGCAAGCGTCGGCCACCAGATGGAGCCACACAGCAAATGCTAGTCCGACGCGCCAACCTTTATCGGCTTGAGCCGACACCGGAGCAGGCCATCGCGTTTGCTCAGTGGGCTGGCGCGTGTCGCTTCGTTTACAACTGCGGCCTGGAGCAGCGACGCGATTGGCATCGACACGCGAAGCTGTCCTATGTCCAGCAGGCACGAGAGATCACAGAGGCTCGCGCAGCGTTCGATTGGCTGGCCGCCGTTCCGGTGCATGCGTTGCAGCAGGCGCTCCGCGATCTCGACACAGCATATCAGCGCTTCTTTGCGAAGCTGGGTGGCTACCCCAGGCCGCGACAGAAGGAGCGCGACGACACGTTCCGTCTGCCAGACCCAAGCTACCTTGGCTTCAAGCGCCTATCGAAGCGGATGGGCGCAATCAAGGTTCCGAAGCTGGGATGGGTCAGGTGTCGGGACTGGCGACCGCTCGGCGGCGAGCTGCGCAACGTCACGATCCGGCGCAAGGCCGGGCACTGGTATGCAGCCATCCAATGGCAGCGCGAGATCCCTGATCCGGCACCTAAGAATGGTCCCGCCATCGGCATCGACCGCGGCGTGGCCGTGTTCGCAGCTCTGTCGGACGGCAGCAAGATTGAGCCGCTCAACTCGTTTCGGCGCATCGAGGCAAAGCTGGCGAAGCTACAACGTCGCCTCGCTCGCAAGACGAAATTCTCGGCCAATTGGCGCAAGCTGAAGGCCAAGATCAGCCGCCTGCATTCGCACGCGGCGAACGCTCGGAAAGACTATCTGCACAAGCAGTCGACGATCATCGCCGAGAGCCAAGGCGTGGTGAAAGTCGAGAAGTTGAACGTGCGGGGCATGTCTGCGAGCGCGAAGGGGACGATTGAGGAGCCGGGCCGCAACGTGCGCGCCAAGGCCGGGCTCAACAAGTCTATCCTCGACCAGGGCTGGTCCATGTTTAGGACCATGCTCGTCTGGAAGCTGGCGGAACGTGGTGGACGCCTCGAAGAGGTGTCCGCTGCATACACCAGCCAGACCTGCTCGGAGTGCGGCGTGGTCGACGCTGCGAGCCGTTGCAGCCAGTCCGAGTTCCGTTGCATTGCGTGCGGACATTGTGCCCACGCGGACATCAACGCAGCGAAGAACATTCTCCAGGCCAGGACTTTGGCCGTAGAGCCTCCCAAGCGAACGCGGATTAAGCGCGTCGGCAAGAGGAAGCAACCCACGGAGGGCTCGCAATGAGCGCCAAATTGGGAACCTCCGGCCTGAAGGCCGGAGAGCATGTCAGTGCCCAGCTGCTCTACCCGAAGGACGGGACCCGGCCGTATCTGCTGCCGACAGACAAGCTGGTCCCGATGCGGGGGCCGAAGAGCAACGCGAGGCTGACGCGGGTCTACGTCGTCCCGGCTGACCTTTAAGGATACGCCGATGCGCGACTTCGCGGATATCCCGCACACGAAACGGCTCGCCCTCTTTGAAAGCCAGGGCGGGATGTACTCCATCGCCTGGACCTACGTCATGTACGCGGGCGATGGCGTGTCGATCTTCAACGACGAGATGGCCGTCGTGATCGGCAAGGAGAAGATCAAGGGGCGGGCATATCTGGCTGGAACAGGATCGGGCGGCCCCAATGCAATCCCGCACTATTACGTCGTCGTCTCCTGATACCGGCGAGGTCGCCGCGCTGCTCCAGGCGGCGGCCTTGATCTTCCGCGATGGGCCACCGCCCAAGGCTCGCAAACGGGATCGCTACGACGCCATCGGCGCGATCTTCAACGCGGCAGGCATACCGGAGCGCCTGATGTACGAGCGCCGGGACGTGATCGCCGCATTCGGGCACCTCGACATCGCCGCGAACCTGATGGCCCATATGTCCATCAGCCGCGCGTGCCTGGAGCTTGAACGCGAGGCCCTATTGGCTATCTACCGGCGTGCATGGACGACGGCCAAGCGATCCGAAGCCGCAGCCGAAACGCAAAAAGGCCCCGGCCCGGCGCGAGGGGGATGACGCGCCGGGCCGGGGCCGGAACCTCGCAGCAGCCGCCAAGCCCGCGAGGATATGTGGCCGCCCAGGTTCGTCCTGGGCGGCTATTTGTTTGCCCGCTCACGCTCGTGGCGGAGCGAGGCGTTGCGGCGTCGGTGGGCGATCTCGTGGGCTTAGATGCTGGAAACAAGCGGCATGCGAGATCGTGCGCATCATGCTCTCCTTCAGTTCCAGTTGAGGACTTCATTCAGTTTGCGCGCCGTCTGCGGCCCGTAAACGCCATCGGGCTCGAGCCCGTGCTTCTCCTGAAACGCGCGCACCGCCTGGGCCGTCACCCAGGTGTAGGCGTCCTGGCAGGTCGTCGGGAACCCGGCTGCCGCCAGAGCATCGTGCAGCGCCTCGACGTCGGAGCTGCGCATGCCGTCCGCGAACATCTCGACGGGCGGCTCGGGATCGACAAGCAGCTGGGGCATCATCATCGCGTGCGGCGGCGTCCAGCGGCCGTAGAAGAACAGCTCAAGTTCGCAGGCGCGGCGGGCAACGAGCGGCGCCAGAGCCTGCGCGTTGTCGCCCGATGCGATCTCGCGATACTGCGCCCAGGCACGGGCAAGGCCATCCAGGCTATCGAGGTTCCCGGCGCGAGCAGCTTCGGCGTTCAGGGCGCCGAACCGCCCCGTGTTGATGATCGCCAGCACCTGCGACGTTGCGAACAGCGTCGGCTTGATGTGCATCACCAGCGAGCAGAGCGCGCCGAATTGATGCGGCTCCAGCGGGACCTTGATTGCCGATGTGACGTATGCCTCCACATTCGCGAGGTCGCGCGCCAGCAGGTCGCGTGCCTCGCCCGATGTGATCCGCATCCCCGGATTGACGTTCGGCCCGGAGTGGCCGTAGCCGATGGTCATGTATGGCCATTGGCCGCCGTGCGAGATGTGAGACGGGCACGCATAGGCGACATGCGCGCACCCGGTGAAGTATTGCATCAGGTCGATAGCGTCTTCGTGGATCGCCATAGTGTCCCCCTTTGGCGAGTGATCAAGCGGTGCGGACGAATAGGAAAGAAAGGCCATCTGCGCCGCTGCCAAGAATGGTATAGACGCCGCCCACAACGAAGGCGTTATTGTATATAACCCGACCTCCGGATGACACTTCTATGGGTGCTGTGCATGTCAGAGACGCCCCGCGACCCAGTGGAAATGGGACATAGTTTCCGTCGTTATATGGGTCTGGATTGTAAGTTGTCAGGATGAGCGCGCCGACGCCGGTCCCGGTGACATCAGGGACAGTAAGTCCGCTTGCTGTCCCGCTTGCGATAGCCGTGACGCGCCCCTTGGCATCGACCGTGATGTTCGGCGAGGTGTACGCCCCCGCCGTGACACCGGTCGTATCAAGCGTCATCGTTGTGCCGCCGCCCCCGACGATCACATCGCCGTAGTCGCCATTGGCAAGCCCACTACCCGTGGCGCCATTCGCTGCTGCCGTGATCCGGCCATCAGCATCGACCGTGATGTTGGCTGCGGTGTACGACCCGGCAGTGACGCCCGTTGCAGCAAGCTCGGGAGCCGCCACCGCATTGGGATCGATGCTCATGACGGTGCCGCCGCCAGATACGGTAATGTCGCCGTAATCGCCATCGGTGAGACGCGGGACGTACCCGCTCTTGCTCAGCAGGTGGTAGAACACACCGCGCGGCGTGAGCGGCGTGATCCAATTGGCGCCGTCGTGATAGTAGTAGCGCCCGTTCGCAGCCGAAGACCCATCCGGCCGGTACCAGATGACGGACGTATCCGCAGGCGCCGTCGCGCTGGCTACGATCTCGAGCAGGGCGATGGACTGCATGCACCGCGCCATCACGTCCAGCGGCCAGTAGATTTCGTTGTTGAGCGGCGAGGTGCTGTTAGCCAGCACGAACCGCTGCCCGTTGATGTTCAGTGCAGACATTCAAAGTCCCCTCAGAAGAATGTTCCAGCAGGCTGCGTGAAGGCAGCGAGCCGCTGGGTGATCGCCAGCTGGATGATGTCCCACAGGTGGGTGTCATCCGTCTGGTCGTTGGCGACAGCGAGGCCAGCCTGGGCGGCGGCATACGCGAACATACCGACATACCAATTGAAGAAGGACGCGGTAGGCACGGTGCCATCCGAGGCGCCAGGACCGGAGCAGTTCTTGAACCACGTCTCCGCGCCCGCATAGCTATCGGGGTCCGCGCTCGGGCGAACGGTTGTGGCCCGAGGGCCGAGGGGTCCGAAACCCATGGTTGATCCTCAATCGTTGAGCGAGTTGTTGAAGACGGCGACGAAGTCGGTGCTGGAGACGCCGATCTCGGACAGGCTGACCTGGATGGCGCCGACCTCATCCGTCAGTGCGTCGAGCCTGCCACCCAGCTCGCGGAAGAAGTCTGGATCGTCGGCAACGATCAACGCGATGTCTTGAAGCGCTCCGGCCGCACCGGTGCCGTTGATGATCGCGGTGCATGTGTCTTGGATGGCCGACAGCGTCTTGTGAGACGACCAGACCGTCGCGGACGAAACGTCGTTGTCGTTGATGACGCCCGCCTGGATGGCGACCAGCCGGACCTCATTGATGGCGCCGACGATGTTCTTCGCCGCCGTTTCCAGGCTCGATGTATCCCCCGTGAAGCTCCCGGTCAGCATGGCCCGCAGCGTGCGGAACTCCGTGCTGACTCTGGCAACGAGGGCAATCAGTTGCTCGTTCATGGGATTGCCTTCCGAACTCAAGCGGCTGACAATGCCTCATCAAGCATGGCAGCGTAATTTACGCTCAATGTGCTGGATACAGCATCAGCTCGCTCCGATAGCGTCTTGATGGCGAGGACGATATCGCCGACGAGCCGTTCAGGGCTGAACAGGAGCGTGCCGTCTCCGCCCGCATCTGCGGTGTCGATCACGCCGACCTCGGCGGGCTGCAATCCGAACGCGAGCGCCGTGTCCCTCACGTCCTGGGCGATGAACGCGAAGCTGCGATGCGGGTCCGCGCGGCTGCCGTCATTCTCAACCTGCGTTACCACAAGCTGCGTAGACGGCGTACCGTCATCGTTGCCCCCATCGACGGTGACAATCTCCCGATCCACGTACCGCGCACGCGGGTTGAGTCGGTACGCTCGTGGCGTCAACGCGAGCAGCAGAGGCAGGCCGCGATTGGTCTGGTCGTACCCGTCGTCGATCAGCTTGTCGCGCGCGTCAGAGATAGACGCGAACGGCGCGTAGCCTACCGGCGTCTGCGTAGGACCGCCAAGGACTGCTTGGTTATTCGCAGTTGCAGCGCTCAGCTTGCCAAGCAATGTGACGTTGCTGAACGTATTCTGAAATCCGGCGTAGTAGCCAAAGGCGTCGACGTTGTTGCCGGTGTTCTCTCGCGCGGCGTTCCACCCCGCAGCCGAGACGAAATTGCCGGCGTTCTCTCGCGCGGCGTTCCACCCCGCAGCCGAGACATTGTCTCCGGTGTTCTCTCGCGCGGCGTAGTATCCATCCGCAGAGATGTTGTCGCCGGAGTTCAGGTACGCGGCCTGAGCACCTGTTGCAGAGACGATGCTGCCGCTATTGCTGTATGCTGCGTAGTACCCGTCGGCCGAGACGAAGTTGCCAGTGTTCAGCCGAGCCGCGAACCAGCCGCTCGCCGAGACGGTGTTGCCAGTGTTCTGGTACGCCGCAGCCCAGCCGCTCGCGGAGACGTTGTCCCCGGTGTTCTGCTGCGCCGCGTACCCGCCGGTCGCAGAGACATTGTTGCCGCTGTTTGACTGGGCGGCGTACCCGCCGCTCGCGGAGACATTGTTGCCGCTGTTTGACTGGGCGGCGTTCCATCCGCTCGCGGAGACTTGGCTGCCGGTGTTCTGGTAGGCTGCAGCCCAGCCGCTCGCGGAGACGTTGCTGCCGGAGTTCTGGTATGCCGCAGCGTAGCCGCTCGCGGAGACTTGGGTGCCCGTCGCGCCCTCCGCAGCGCTCGTCCCAAATGCAAAGATGCTGTTCGCCGAGTCGTATCGCAGAAGCGGAGCGATGGACTGAACGGTCAGGAGAAGGTCGCTCGTCTCGGCGCCGTTATTTACATCGAAGTCAGCGATGGTCGCGATGGCAGATGGAGCGAGCGTTGCCTTGCCGTCCGCGCCGACCGTAAGCCTGTTCCCGGCATCCGACGAGACACCTAGAATTGAGCTCACATCGACAATGATGTCTGGCTTCGATGCCGTGTTGTACGCGAAGCGCATGGTCTTGGTCGCCGGGTCATAAATCCCCGAGGACACATAAAATTCAGACCCAACAAACAGTCCTTGCCCGTCAGAAGTGAGCGCGTTGCCAGCAGCAGGAGAGATCAGCCCGCTTGCCAGTGTCGACGTGGCAGAGGCATCTGCAATGATGCCAGACACAGCTCCGTCAGCATTGAGATAGGCAAGCCCATCTGATCCATTCGCCAAGATGTTGTCGGCGTCAGTCGAGACGCCAATCGGCGCCCGCCAATCGGTCCCAAGCATGCCGTCGATGGCGGCCACAATCTGCCCGGCATCGGGCGGCGATGCGCGCCAGCCCGTTCCGATGGCGGCGTCGAGCTTGGCCGCGATGTAATCCGCATCGACATTCTGGACCACCCCGGCGTCGATGAGCGCCAGGATGCACCGCAGCAGGAAGGTGTCGGAGACGACGTTGCTGGTCGAAGATAGCGTGTTGTCGGCAGCGCTCGCGGCGTCGAGGATCGCCAGCCGCTCGGCGACCAGGGTGTTCAGGAACTCGGCATTGATAACCGTGCCGTCCTTTTTGCCCGGACCGGATGCGTCCTGAAACCACGTCTGGAGCCCGTACTGGTCTGCGCCTTGAGCCGGACGCGAAGTTGTAGCCCTTGGCCCGTTTGGCCCCCAACCGTGCATGATGCGCTCCTAGCAATACTGCCGCACGACGCGGACGTGTGCGTGCCTATGGCGGTCGACAAAGCAGAGAATGCTTTCGAGATCAGGCGCGCACAGTTGGTCGCAGCCCATCTCCATGCACCCCATCTGATTCCAGTCCGGCAGGTGCATGATCGGGCTCGTCTCCATGAGCCCAACAAGCAGCACGTAAGCGGTGCCGGTGTATTCGTGCGTCCAAGGGGCGCCGCAGCCGACCAGCAGCGTCCCCGATATCTCGGTCACCGCGTATGGCGGGCACGGCACGTCATCGCAGGGCGGGTCCAGAGGGATGGCCGCTGCATCCTCCTCGTAATAGCCAGCGATGTTGCAGTCCTCTTCGTCGGCGTTGTGCGTCTCGACGCCAAGCGATGAGCCGCGAAGATCGGCTTCAGGGCATTCCCCCAGCTGCGCAAAGCCCAGCTCGCTCCCGCCGTGCAGCCACTCGACCTCGGGCGGCATCTGATCGCAGCCCATGTCCCAGCACCCCGGCTGGATTTCGGGCGGCAGGTCCGTGCAGCAGATGTCCGCAAGCAGCATCCGCGCCAAGTCTTGCAGGGACGCGCATGTGCCGTCCCCTATCGCCGTCATCTTGGCGCAAAGGTCGTTGATGTTGCAGTCGTCGGGTATGCCGTAGTCCGCGTACCACTCGGGCAGCGTCTGGTCCGCCGTATCGCAGACGAACTCCGGGAGAAGTCGGCAGGCGAGCTCGTGCTCGTGCTGTAGGATGTGAGCAACCGCCCTGACGCGCCCGTTTAGGTACGTGCCAGGGCGGTCAGCTGCCTCGAACGCAAAGCCAGGGGGAAGCATCGCGCAGAGGATTCGAGCCCAGTCATCAACCGTCGATGGGCACGGCGCCGTGGAGCCATGCTCCGGGTAACAATCAAGCACCGCCGCCCCCTATTTCAGATGTAGCAGATGGACCCCATTACCGGGATGTAGCCAGTCGCGAACGTCGTATCCAACGGCTGCGCTATCGTGTGCGTGCTGTCACCGGTGATGCGGGCGACAGCCTGCCAAATTGCAGAATTGCGCAAAGTGAACGCTTTGCTCGGCATCGACGGATCGACGCGCCGCCGAAACAGGTCGGAAAGCTCCGCCTCAATGAGCGCCTGGGTCGCCTCGCTCGGCGTGATCCCCGCGATCTTGATGTTGATCTCCGCCGCCAGCGGGGCGGCCACGATCACGCGCGCCGTCGCAGGCCGGACCGTCTCGATGTAGTCGTCCACATCCTGCACGAGTGTCGCCGTGGGGATGCCATTGGCCGTCGAGCCGTCAGACATGAACCAGAGCGCCACCGTCCCAGGGCCATACGCGAGCGGGTCCACCCAAACGCGGGTGACGCCAGCCACGGACCAAGCCCAGGCCACGTAGTCGGACTGCGATCCGCCTCGCGGCGGGTTCCGCATGCGAAACAGGATGCGCGCGCGATACGATTCGTCGTTCTCGTTGTCCGCGCCGCTCCCGATGCCGATCTCATCGACCGCGATATCGGTGATGGCCGCATCAGCCTCGACGAGCGTCATCGCCGCGTTGATCGCCGTATTCCCGGCCGCACCAGCGACAACGGCCTCGACCAAGCCCGTGCCAGCCCCGAACGTGTCGAGCGTGATGTCCGCGACCACCGCGAACTGCACGCCATCGGAACGCTGCATCAGCGTGCCAGCGGTGATCGTTTGCAGGGCCGTGCCCGTCACCACGACATTGCCGGACGCCTTGGTCGCCGCCTTGCGCGTCAGCCCCCAGGGCCGCCCGTGGTTGTCCAGCTCGTCGCCGTCCGCCGTCGTTGCGAACCGCTGCCGGGATATCCACTCGAGGTACTGCATGTTCATGTGGACCATGCCGGCCACACTTCTCATGAACACGAACTCGGTGTTGGGCCACAGGAATGCGTCGGTGCCCGGCATCTCTGCGCGGTGACGCTCTTGAGCGAGCCTAGCCAGCTCCTCAAGGCTCGGGACAGAGTAGGGCATCAGTGCACCTCAGTAATGAAAGCCGCGTGTCGGCGATCCGCGCATCTCGCGAACCTGCTGCCACAGGACCTCGAATTTCGTGGCGTATGTGCTCGAGCCGCTGACGTCGTAGCCCGTCACGCCGATCATCAGGATGCCAGCCTCAGCCCCGATGTAGGCCGAACGAACATGGCTGCTTTCAACCTCGACATCGAAGCGGGCCACGGCGCCCTGATCGACGATTGGCTGCAAGGCCTCGACGACCATCTCCCGAGCGCGCGCGACCGTCTCATCGTTCAGGATGGACCGCCGCAGCAGCCAGAGGCGCGAGCCGACGTTGTAGTTCCCCTGCTCCTCGATCCGGGCGAAGCCGTCGCCGAACCAGCCGCGCCGGTCGGGGTCCAAGACGTCGGGCAGAACGTCGTCATCGTATGCGCGGGCATCCGAGAAGAGCTGAATCACCACCGCAGTCTGAAGCGCCTCGCGCGCCCGCAGCCCGCCATTGTTCCGCCTCTCCTGGGGCTCCGCGAGCGCGAAATCCAGATAGGCGCCACCCGTCTCGTCCGGGTAGATGATCAGGTCAGGCGTCAGAAACGGCTGCTCCTCGCAGCCCTCATCGGCCCGCAGACGAATACGCCAGGACATGGGAAGCCTCGTCAGACGTGAGCGGACGCGACATGAGCGCCAGCGGATGTGATGCTCGATCCGGTCGTGACCGCTCCCGTCACGTCCAGCGTGCCCTCGATCTTGACGTTGCCCTTGAGCGTGATCGTCGGGGCCTCAACCGTCGCGGCCTCGCCCGCCTTGACCGTGGCGCCCTTCTTGACCTCGGCGAAGAGATTTCCCGCCGCGTCGAGGTAAACGAACGATCCATCCGTGTCGTAGAGCTTCGTCGCGCCTTCGGGCAAGTTCTTGGGCCGGTGCTTCGGGCTTTCCATGCCCAGCGCAATCGGCATGTCGCGCGTGCCCAACCCCAGGATGATCCCCTCGCTATTGGCTGGCGCATGTGATGCGAGCCCGTGAGGCATGACGCGAAGGACTTCCGTGTGCTCCTCGCCCTCGAGGCCCTTGTAGTCGATCAGCTGCTGGTCGCCGCTATCGTCGGTCTTGCCGAGCGTCACGCGGTGCGACACGTTCTGGTGCAGGTCTTCGACGTCTTGGTATTCCATGCGCGCCCCTATTTCGGGGCTTTCCAGCCCCCGCCGCTCTTGCCGCCACCCTTGCCGCCCTTGCCACCAAGGGCTGCCGGATGGACCAGTGTCAGCTTGGCAATCGATCCTTGAGAAAGCTCGTCTTGGTGCAGCGAGATCGTGCTGATCGCCAACTCCATCGACAGACGGCAGCTTGGCACCTCGCACCAGACCAGCCAGCCGGGCTGCCAGACCATGCCGCCGATATCGCGAAAACCCTGAAGCTCGCAGGACAGCTGGACGCTATCGCCGAAGCGATTGTCCACCGCATGCTGCGCCGTCTCCTTGGCTTCCTGCTTCGTCATGTCGACCTTCGGGACGATGACCTTCTTCGTGCCGGGGCGCCCGCCAGGGTCCGTCTCCCGGTGCTCGTAGCGTGTGTTCTGCGTGCCGGTGCCCTTGTGCCGGTGCCCCTTCACGATCACCTCACCCGCGCGATCCTCCGACGAGAACTTGGCTTGGCCGCTCTTGAAGTTGACGCCTTCGATGATGCCGCCGCCATGCCGGTGCTTGCCGTGCTTCGTGATGATGATCCCGCCATTCGCCGAGCCGCAGAGGAACAACCGCTGCTTGTCCGCGAGGTGGCCGAGCATCTTCATCTGTGTCGCGCCGACGTTCGCGCGCCACTTCGGCACGGGCGTTAGATTCTCGTCCGTCGTGTAGCCGATGCCGGATGAATCGACGTCCTGGGCGATCTGCAGGATCGTCTTGTTCTTCCATTCGTGCGTCTTGTGATCGACGCTCGACTTCACCGCGTCCGCGCCACGGCTCTTGCCGGTGATCCTGATTTCATGATTGTCCGGGGATAGCGTGATCTCCACGTCATGCACCCGGCCGATCACAAGCGGCGAGCCGTTGGCCGTCACGATGCACGGATCGTTCGGATTGATCGCCAGCGCCGCCGCCGCGATGGGCGGATTGGCAAGAGCGCCGACGATCTGAAACGTCCGCTCAGGGCTCTTGGCGTTCATGCTCACCGACATCGACTTCCAGCCGCGATAGTGCTGGCCGCCGACGACAATCTCGACGATCTCCTGCGATGGCATGGCGATCCTTACGGCGTGTCAGCCTCGAATAAGGCCGGGAAAAAAGCGGGATGGCGCACCCGATTGCGTGCGACCAACGCTTCCTCCTTCGGCGTGTCGGCATAAAGCCGGTATGCCCAGATAAGCGATGGCACCGACGCGTTCGCCTCGATGGTCACGGACGGGCGGATGTCTGCCACCTTGCGGCTGATCGCCTGGGCCGTCCTGTCTCGGATCGTCGAAAGCGCCGTGTAGGCCTCACCCGAAGCCGTCTCCAGCTCCCGACCGAACATCTCCGACACGTCGGCCCGCATCTGGATCGCGGCTTGCCGGTTGGCGTAGTCCGCGTTTGCAGCAGCCACGGCCAGCTCGGACAAGGCGAGCCGACGAAACAGCTGCCCGACGGCAAGCTCGTTCGACCGCTCGGCATTCGCCGTCGTGCCCAGCGCCTCCGTCGAATTGTATGTCTCCGGCTCGAATAGAGCGATGGACGACAACGCCTCGATGGCAATTTGCGGCGTTGCTGCGGCCTCGCGGACCGCCGTCATGATCTCGGCCGCCTTCGTGACGATTCCAGACGACACGTCCTCACGGGACAGGTCGAGCGAGCCGCTTCCGATCTTGAGCACGCCGCGTCCCATCACCACCAGGGTCGGCACGTCGTCGTATGTGTCGCGGATCAGGTCGGCCAGGGTCGCGACGTTCTTCGCGATCTCGCCGGTATCCACCGCGTACTGCTGGGCGATATCGCGCCCGATCTTCGTTGCGCCAGCCGTCCCGCCGATGACCTGCTGCGCTGCCGTGATGCCTGCCGTGCTCGAACTCAAGAGGCTAAGCCGGGCGTCGTCGACCTTTGCCAGCCACGTCTTGATCGTTTGCCCAGCCGCCGCCGTGACCCATGAGACTTCACCCACGGTATTGTAGCTGCGCAAGAAGTCCTGCCGCAGGTAGTCCGCAACGCCACCGGCTGCCACCGAGACGAGGTTCGCCAGCAGCCCCGCCGTGAAGACGCCGAAGCCCGATCCCGCCTCGTGGAAGCTCAGCGAGAATGCGATGTAGCCCAGGCGGTCCTTGGAAAAGACGCGCTCGCACGCATACGGGACCACCTGCAAGGCGCCATCGGACGGCAGCACCAGCGAGCCCGGCCCGCCCCTGCGACAAGCCCGGACGAGGGCCGCCTGCTCGGACAGGGCGTTATCGCTCGCGACGTACGCCGTGACCGAGAAGCCGATGGCCTTCTCGCCCAGGTCCTCGATGAATGGACGGTCCCGGTGGGGGAACTCATGCACTTTGACCCGGCGCCCGTACTTGATCGTGTCCGTCTCGACGTAGAACGCCACGCCCCGGAACGACGCGCGCCGTAGCGTCTTCGGCCAGTCCGTTGCGCAAACCATTGATCAGTCCTCAATAAGGGCTGCTGCGGAGATCACGATCCCGGCGAGCACGCCGCCAAGGAGCATCGCCCAGAGCGGGCTGCCGATGGCGGCGCCAAGCATTGCCCAGGCCGCTCCGACGACAATCGCACTACTTGCGGCCATACCCGCCCCCGTTGGTTGTTGTCGGGGCTGGCGAAGCAGCTGGACCGCTGCCTCCTCCACCATTGACCACGGCAGGAGTCTGCAATCGGCCCGCCGCCGCCTCTATGGCGGTCGCCGCCCTGGTGAGAGCATCAGCCGCGCTTTGAACCGGGAGCATGCCCTTCTCCACGGCCGGTTTGATGTCTACCGATGGAACCACTTGATCGAACGGCAAGGGCGACATGCCCGGCTGCTCGACCTGCGGCACAGAAGGCACCGATGTCTTCGGAACCGGCTTGGGTCTGCCGGGAAGTTCCTCTTCGACATTGGTCGACGAACGCGGGCCTTTCAGCTCGTCGAGGAACTTCCGGTATTCATCGACAACCGTCAGCGATGGAAGCCCCGCCGCCGTGGCATTCTCGTTCGTCTGATCGCTGGCGCGAGACTTGACCAAACCCATCCAGGCCAGGAAGTCGTACATCTTGTTGAAGGCAGCCGCGACCATCTCGATCCCGTTCACCGCCAACTGTGCCGCCTTGCCCATAAGCTCCGATGCCGTATGGATGCCTGTGACCTTTGTGATGAAGTCGCCGAACGATTCACCGGCCGACCCCATGGCCTCCTTGATCCCGCCTAGGCTCTCTTGGAACTTCGCCCACTCGTCGCCCTGCTTCATTTGGGCGAATAGCTCGGAGAAGTCGGAACTGAAGCGAGAGCCAAGGTCCATCATGGACTTGCCTAAGCTCTTGAGCCCGTCGAGAACGCCAGGGAACGCCGACGCCGCCAGTACCGCCGCGCTCGCGATCAGGCCGAGCGGCGTTGCGAGAGCCGCCAGGAGCGGCCCGGCGATCATGAGGCCGACGCCAAGTCCGGCAAGCTGCATGCCCGTATTGATGAGAGCGGGATCGATCTTGCCAAGCCCGTCCACGAAACGCTCAATGCTATTGACGAATTGCTGGACGACTTTCGTGTTCGCCAAGGCGATCCACATCCGCTCGAACGACGCCTTCATGGCCTCGACGTTGCCGAAGATGGACTTGCTCCAAAGCGTCTCGACGGCGTCTAGCCCCTGCCCTTGCATGCGCTGCAACAGCTGGCGCCATTGCTCGAACTGACTCTTGTCGCCGCCGATCATGGCTTGGCGCAAGGCTGCATTCCGCGCTATGTGACGGCCTTCAAACACCGTCCCATAGTCGGCCTCCGTCGCGCCCTTCTCGATCATCGCCTTGAGGACTTCTAGCGGGTTCAGGTCCCCCGTCTTAGCCAGGATCGACGATTCGACGGCTTGGCGCATCGCTGCGCGATCCTTGTCCGTTGTCTTGCCCAGCTTGTTCGATAGGTACGCCGTGACCTCGTCGACAATCGAATCCTTCGTCCTGTTCGGGTCTCGCGCGCCACCCTCTATCATCCTGCCCAGCGCCGCCGCATCTTTGCCGCCGAGGGAGCCGTACTGACGGACCGAGTTGCGCAGATTCCTTATCGCTTCATTAACCTCTACGACCGACGATGTACCGCGCGAGAACCGCTCGTCGTTCATATTGATGCCGAGGCGCGTCAGGATGCCTTGAGCCGGACCTGCCCGCTTCAGCAGTCGCGTCAGGTCACTCTTGACCATTGTGCCGAACTCGGACGGGCCGAAGCCAGCTTGAGCGCCCGCCATCATCATCGGAAGCATGTCCTCCAACTTCATGCCGAGGTTCGCGCCAAGTGTTTGGAACTGGCGCATGCCCGTCATGATCGATCCTACGGACAGCTTGGTCTGATCGGCAGCGGTCAGCACCATGTCCGCCTGCCGCCGCATCCAATCGCCGAAGCCTTGCTCCGTGCCCGTCTTGCCGAAGATCGTTGTCAGCGTGTGCAGGTAGTCCGCGATCTGGTTCGCAGGCGTCTCCGTGTCCGCCTTGCTCAAAGAGACCGTCGCCTTCAGCATGGTCTCGAGCCCGTCTTTCATGCCCGCCTTGACGAGCACTTCGCCTGCCTTGGCGATATTGGTCGACGAAAATCCCATCGCCCGGCCCATACGGAGCGCGAGCTCCGTCATGTGCTCCATCTCCTTGCGGGCAAATTCAACCTGGGTCTTGCCACTTTTCTCGTCGACAAGCTGGCCCGTACCGACGCCGAAAATGGCCTTGTTGAACTCCTGGGCCTTCTCGATGACGTTGTAGAGCCCGTATCCGGCAGCGGCAGCCGTCGTTGCTGCGCGCCGCGTATGCTCTGCGGCCCGCTCTGCGCCCGCCTTGACGCTTTGATTGACCGCCCGGACCTGGGCCGCCATCGCGCGCAGCGGCCCGGTCAGTGCGTCGTGCGCCCGGATTGTCGCAGTCGTGACAAGCGTTGCCATGCGTCAAGCTCCCTGGGCATCGCGTTGTGCCTTGGCGTAGATGCCAGCAAGGTCCACGAGGACCCATAGCCGGGACATCGGCACGTCAAGGACCTCGGCAGGCGGCAGCTTGTACGAGTAGATCAGGGTCGCGCAGAGCCGCTTTAGTTTCCCACGTCGTCGCCGATGTTGCTCAGCAGGATCGTGTTGATCCTTGAGACCAGCGTCAGCCAATCACGGCTGGAAAGCTGGCCGACGAGGATTTCGTCGAGATCGGTCAGCCGGGCGGCCCATTGCGAGGCCGCCTTGAAGTCGACCGTCGCGCGCCGGTTATCGTCGTCGCCGCGAACATCGAAGGGCACCTTGCCCACCTCGATGTAGTCAGCGGCGCGGGGCTCCCGCAGCCGTAGCTCATACAGCGTCCCCTGGTGAGACCGGATCGGCTGCGTCAGCTTGATGAGCATGGGATCATCGGCCGCCTTGCCAACGGTTGCCGCTTGTTCTGCGGGCGCTGGCGTTTCGGCTGGACCCTCATTGATCACGGGCGCGGGAGCCCTGCGAGGCACGTTGAGCATGGAATTTCCCCCTTATGTCGTCGCTTAGATCGACTCGATCATTGAGACGTTCGCGGACGCGAGCTTCACGCCGCTGATCTCGCCGTCCTCGGCCTTGATCGACGGGCGTCCGACCATGCGGGCGCGCGTGAACAGGTAGGTCCGGCGCATGTCGATCATCTCGAGGGTCGCGTCGATGTAGCAGTTGAGCAGGTCCTCCATGCGGAGCCCGCACTTGTCCGAGATGGACAGCTCAACCGTTGCCGGGACCGGCTTGGTCGTGACGTACATAGACCCGTCGCTGTTAGCCAAAGCCTCGGTCTCGACCGTGGTCGGCATGATCGTGACATTCGCGCGGATCGATAACTTCCGCGTGCCGCCGTCCGTATGGACGGTGAGGCTGACGCGCCCGCCCGAGTTTGCGCAGCACAAGTCTGCCATGATGTTTGCTCCTTAAGCTGCGCGTTGCAGATGGGCGACGTAGGACACCGCCAGAATCCGCAGCTGGTTCACGAGATCGGCGGGCAGGTAGATGTCGACGCGATTGGCGTCCTGCGCCGACCGCTCGACGATCAGGCTCGACGAGAACAGCTCGGAGTTCTCGACAACCGCCAGGGCCTCTTGCCGCTTGTATTCGTGGACGATCACCGCCCGAATGTCGGCAGGCGTGGCAACGCCCTCCAGGCCCTCGGGATTGTCATCCATCAGCGCCGCACGCGGGAACTGCCCGGTGAGGGCCGCCTTGAACGCGCGGATCGAATACATGCACTGCGCCCGCGTCACGACATCAAGCCAGGACGCATCGGGCGAGCCCCACTCGTTCGTGCGGTAGTTCGTCACGAGCCGGTCGATGGATGCGACCTTGGTCTTGCCCGTGACATGGTACGAGCTGATGCCGGACCAGTAGAGCGAGTTGCGCTCCTGGATCGACGGGCGGTCCGACGCCTGCTTGGGCGGAAGGATGCCGATCAGGTCCAGGCTCTGCAACGGACGCGACAACTCGGGAGGCTCGGCCAGATGCGCAGACATGCGCCCGCCCAGCGCGCCCGCCCACTTCCATGCCGGGCTGGCCGCCTTGTAGACGCCGAACACGGACGTGTAGGGCGAGTTGCGGCCCGCCCCGAACGTCATAAGGTTTGAGATCGTGTCGTGCTTCACGCCGAGGTAATGGCCGTAGATTTGCTGATACGGCGACCACCGCCCGCTCGCGTCATTGAGGAGCACATCGATGTTGCCCATCAGAACGCTGTCGGTGTAGGGGCCGACGATCCAGTCGAACTGCTCGTCGCCGAGGTTCGCCAGCGCCGTCGAGAAGTCGGGATCGCCCGTGCCGCCGCTCATCTGCACGAAGGTGAAGATCACCGAAGCGGTGTCGCCCTCGTCGCCGTAGTAGTTGGTGTCGAGGTAGATCGAGTTTCCTGGCGTGCCCTTGTGGCGGGCGGTCAAGTCGATCTGGCGAGAATCCAGGGCATTGACGACAGCCGTCACCGGGCGAGCCGCCGAGATCGTCGTGGCGTTGATCTCAGCCGCCAAGCGGGCCGCGAACGTCGGGCCGGTGTCGCTCGTGTACGCGATGCTCTGCACCCGCACATCGCCGATCCAGATGCTGATCGTCGTTGCCTTGCTGACAAGCCCGGTCCGGGTGAACGTGGCAGGCGTCGTGCCGAGCGTGAAGGTCGCCCCGCGATAGAGCCGGAACATGCTGCCGCCGTAGGCCGTGCCGTTGGCAACAGACACCACGAGCGCGTTCTCGAACTCGGTCGCGGTATTCATGTCCGTGTGACGCGACCATGTGCCGTTGGCGCCCGTTCCGAGGGCCGTGACGGTGTAGAGGCCGTTCTCGGTCGAATTGGTCTGCTGCCAAACGAGGACCGAGTCTCCGGCCGCGAGGGCATGACCATCGACGGTGCTGGGGGCGCCGCCTGCCAGCGTGACGTTCGAGCCGGTGGCCGCGACTGCCGTCAATGCGCGCGGCAGGATGATGGAGCCGGTCGCAGCAACGCCAACGGCGCTATCGTACATCGGCAGCGCCCAGATTTCCTGAAACGGCGCATTCGCGCGAGCCGCGACGACCATATCGGCCAGCATGCTGTTGTCGCCGAAGTAGTCGCGGGGGTCGCCCTGGACGTAGACCGGCTGGCCCTCGATGGCGGTGCCGGACGTTGTCATCTGCCCGAGCAAGAGCAGGCGGTTCGGGCTGACGTAGGGCGTCTGCGCACCGCGAAGCTCGGCGTAGAATAGCGGCACCCGCAACGTTGCTTGCGGGATTTGATTGAACTGGATCGCCATCGGTTACTCCTTGGGGGCAATCTTGCTGGCAATGAAGGGCTTCGCAGGAGCAGCCACAGGCTTGGGCGGGTCTGCGCTCTCGATGATCACGCCACCCTCCGCCGCCCTTCGGCGCCAGAATGGATTGTCCGGCATCACGCCGGGACGCAATTCGATGCCGGTGAACGGGTCAATGATGCGCATGCCCGGCGCGGGGGACACCTTGATGAGGTTCACGACGTTTTCTCCATGTCGATGATGTCGGTGCGGGTTGTCGCCGCCTGCTCTGTTCGGATCGCCACCTTCCGCAGCGGGGGCAACGTCACGAAGTCGCGGGAGCCGTTGATCAGGTCGCGCGTGCTCGCAAACACTGGACTCTCAAGGATTTGATCCTCCAGCGCCTCGAGGTACGGGACCAGAAGTCGACGTCCGCTCCCCGTCGCCGTCACCGTGTCGATGGTCGGCGTGGGCAGGCAGTCCTGATTGAGCGCGACTTCAATCGCGATCTGGCGCACAGCGTACCGCGCCGCCTGCTCGGATGATCGGAAGGGCTCGCTATCCCACGTCTCAACGCACCGGACCAGGCGGTGCCAAGCCAGAGCCCAAGGGTTCGTCGGATCATGCAGGGCCGTCTCGACCTCAGCCTCGAAGAGATCAAGCATCGCCTCGAGCTCGGCATCGGTCTCGATCCAGCTGACGCCGCTGTTGGAGACGGAGCCTATCGCGATCTCGATGACGAGGTTCACCTTGCGCTGCCAGACAGCCCGGCCGCTTCCGCCGCTCGCCACGTTCGTGCGCTTCTCGTCGGCCGTGTAGACCAGCGCCACCGGTGTCATGCTCTCTTGAGCGATATCCGTGACGGGCCTGATCTTGCTATCGAAGACGGCTTCCCCGGCCATCGTCGGAAATGGACCATCGCCGCCCCGCGTGAGCGCCAGGACGGTCGCGGCCCGAAGGAGGAGCCTGTTCGGGATCATGCGGCGGGCGGGGCCTCAAGGTTCTCGAGCACCAGCGTCGTGCGTGTGTGCATGTCGAAGCGCACGTCGAGGACAGCGAACCAGCGCCCGAGGTGCGGGATGTAGACCCTGTCGCCCTGGGTCGGCGGGAACTTGCACGCGCCCCGCTGGACGGACAGCGTCGACACCATCGACGAGATCATCGTCTCGTCCAGCCCATCCGCGCCCGGCGACTTCGAGCCACCCATAGGGCGCTCGATCTCATCGTAGATGCCGCAGACCTCATAGCTGGGCCGGTCCGGCGCCGCCGAGGCTCGCCGATTGGGCCGCGAGATTGTGGGGTGGATGACCGCCGTCGTGCCGAGCTTGGCATCCATGATGCTCGATGCCCGCGCGAGCTGCTGCATGAAGCGGCTCAAAGGACGATCCTCACATGGATCACGCGATTGACGGTCCGCGTCGGCATGACGAATGCGCCAGCCGCGATCCCGTCTACGGTGATCGTGTTCGTGAGGTAGTAGATGTCGCCGACCGCCGCCGCGCTCGCATCCACGATGCAGACGGTGTGGGTGTTGGCCTCGTCGATCAGCGTGATGGCGGTGATCGTGGGAGCTTGCGGGCTCAACGCATGAGCGGCCCATGTGCTGCTCGAAATCTTGCCGCCGTTCTCCTTGATCCAATCCGTCCAGTCGAGGCCGACATCGATAATGTCGCCCGCCTTGACCAGCAGAATCTCGTTGTTGATCGACGGCGGGTTGATGCCGGACGTGACTATCGTCGGATCGCAGGCGGGGACAACCGGGCGGCGACACTGTTCGACCGGCGTCGAGGTATAGGTCAGAGAGCTGGTCAGCATTGGGCTATCTCGCGAGAGGGACGCGCGGGCGCGAATTGGCTGGGGGCGGCGACCATGTCTGGAACGGGCCGCAGGACGCTCTGGGCTCGCCGCTGGCGGGCGTTTCGGGCGTCTTAGCTATATCGGGTGCGGCGGCAGCTTCCGGCCCTCTGTGGCCGCCATGCGGGGCCGGATCGGGAATGCCAACCATCTTGCCGAGCAGCGGGCCAATCACGGGGATCGCGCTCGGGTCGTGAATCATCTTCTGCACGATCTGATATCCGAGGATGCCGATGGTGCAGGACAGGACGGGATACGCGGTCGAAGTCGGCGCGACCTTCAGCACGACCTCGCTGATCCACGGCGCCAATGTCGCCGCGAGCGCCGAGCCGACGAAGATGCGCCCCAGGACCTCGGTCACACCAGCACGCGAAAATACCGAGACGATCATGCCGCCGACCGCACCGAACGCAACACTCCTTGCCAAGTCAGAGGTGGCAAGGTCCTTGATCGTGTCCACGCTGCCGCCTCCTTTTGACGTGGCATGATGGGCGGCGGCTACGCCAGCCGTCACGGCAAGCGCTGCGATGGTGATCCGGTTGTCGTATTCCCCGAGCTTCCGCGTCTGATCCCCGTGACGGGGCTGTGCATCTCGCATGGCAATCTCGCTAGCTTGCAGGCTCGCCACTGCCGCCGTCGCGGCAATCGTCGTACTCACGCATGATCAACATCCCCGCCTCGATCTTGCGCTCGGCATCGACCTCGAGGGAATCGACCCAGCGGCGCACATCCGCTTTGCTCACCGCCCCTTTCGGGCGCGGGACGCGGTGCAGGATCGCATTGCGAGCGCCGTCATCGATTGGCGGGCACCGGAACGTCGATAGCTCAACGACCGGGACTTCGGGCGGCGGCGCCTCTTTTGCGCAGCCAAGGATCGTCAGCGGGAAAGACAACGTCGCCAGCATCAGGTAAGGCGTCGAGCGCATCGCGCGCGTCCTTCAATTGTTGCTCTAGGTCCGCGATCCGCATGCCCGCCGCGTCGAGATCGCGCGACCGCTCCGCAAGCGCCCGCTCGCCGTCAGCCTGGGCTTTCAGGATCAGTTGCTTCTCAAGCGCCAGCCGGTCGGCGCGCTCCTGCGCCTCGCACACTTCGATGGCCTGTCGCTTGACCGATCCGATGTGAATCTTGAGACCAGCCACGAGGCCGACGATGATGATCGGCACGCATGCAGTGATGCCGAGGGCAAAGCCGTATGGGCCGCCGCTCAGCTTTCGTGCCCATTGCACGATGACCGCGAAGCTCAATGGTGGTGCATCCTTAGCTTGCGGCGGCGCTCGGACCAGATGAAAACGCACGACGCGAACGCCGCGATGCCGAGCCAGAAGAGTTCCTTCGACGCCGCCTCGACGATGAGCACCGGGAACGACACCGGCTTGCCCGCAGACATAAGCTCGCCCGCAGCCTTCGCCACGGACGTGCCGATGCTCGCCAGTCCCGATCCGCCGCCGATCAGGGCCGCGTTGCCCGTATCGGACTGCGACATGCGCGATGGCGGGGCGTCGATGGCCTTCACCGCCACAGGCGGATCGATAACGCGCTCCGTCACCGGCATGGGCTGCGGCGCGTCCGGCACCGTAGCCATGCGCAACGCGATCTTCTCGATCCGATCCCACCGCTTCTCCCAGCCATTCTTGAAGCTGGGATAGTTGCGGAGCGACCGGCAATAGTCGCGCCGCAGTTGCATCAGAGACGTGACGACCGAGACGGGGTCGCATTCGGCCAGGGCGCGTTTCGTGCGCACGCCGATATGCCCATCGGGCACGACGCCCAGCGCGGATTGCAGCTTCTTGATAGCCGTCACCGGCCCGGAATTGACGCCGAAATCAAAGAC